ACAGGGAAGATAAAAGAGCTCGTACCAAGGTATGAGCACGCAACAGATGGGGGCGCCCCAATATTGCACACGTTTACTGATGCCAAAGGGAATGAGACTGAGGCACCAGTGCGCTTGCTGGATCAGCAGGTGTTCGATGATTTTGCCAATAGGAAGGGCATCGGAGATCGATTGCGAGGCGAAGTAATGAAGCACTTGAAAGAATACCATTCACCGGATGGACAAGAACTAACATTGGATAGTCCACAGGCGCACTTAGTAGCCAGAGCGATTGCCTATGACATGTTAAAAAACAGAAGGGGCGGCGGTGTTGAAGATACCGGCATCCAGAACAAGCCATCGGCTCAAGAGATCGGTATCCGACTCTTCGGCGATCGGGAGCAGCGAGCATACGACACACGGTACGGCAGGGGCGAGGCGGAATACGATTTGGATCAAGCCGGCATGTTACCTAAGAAAAACAAGAAGGGCAATCCCAAAGAGAACACTGTAGATGCTATTAACGAAATCGCGACGCACAATCCAGAGTACTTACAGGGAGAACCTGAAGAATACGATGGCAAAGCAGTGATCGATGTACTCAATCAGTTGCCAAAGGCGCAGCTAAGATACGGACCGACAAAAGTACAATCTTATAAGCATGCTTATTACGATCCCGAAGCTGGAACGTTTACTCTCATCAAGAATGATAAGAAGGCCGCGCCAGAGGTTATTCAGCGTAAAGATATGCCCCGCTTTCTTCATAGTATAGCTACTGCCAATGGAGTCGAAAATAGGTACGTCGATAAATCCTTAGGCAACTACGGCTTTAACAAGGGAGATTATAGTAATCGGGCCGAAGCGCCGGATCTCGGAGCCGCGCTTTCAGAGCATCGTGCTACCCTGGTAGATAATGCCCTGAGCGCCCCAACAGAAACCCAGCGATCCGCCGCTCTTAAAGATGCGGGTCTAAAAATACCGGAAGGCACCGTCATTGGCCTAAGTGAGAAGGGCGGTTTTAAGCAACTCTTTGGAGTCGCGCCATACTACATTAAATACCAAAAGCCGAATGGCGAGACCGATGAAAAGCATTTCAATAGCAAAAGTGAGATGGAGCAATACCTGAAAAAGCCAATGGTCAAGCCGAAGTCGGCGTCAGAGTCTGTCCCAGCCGACCCTACTTCTAATCTGACACCGGAAGAGAAGGCTGCGTATGAAAAATATCAAAATCAATAATGGCAGAAGAAGATGTCATAGAACCACCGCCTCAGCTGGAGGCATCGGATGAAGGTCCAGGCCCCGGGCCGGCGTTAAATGCGGATAACACGAAGCGCCTCGCCCAGACATTGGTCAAAATGGAGCGAGCAGGGGAAAAGCCGGAGACGATCAAGGCTTTCGTTTCTGCCTTTCACAAAATGCATGATGAAAGTCCATCGAACGGCATTTCAAAACCCGACTACTCCAAGGTGGAGCAGCCTCGCAATGCGGCGGAGACGGCAGCAACGCCGGTGCAGCAGCTGCAATCGAAGATCAGCTATCAGCAGTCTACTGATCCCGCGATTGTCGCCGAGCGGCAGAAGTACAATGATCTGCGCACTAAAGCCATTCAGGATGTCGAAAGCGATGACTGGAAGAGCAAAATTTTTAAAGGTGAGAAGCCCGCGCTTACGGATCAGAATTTGCCCGAATCTTCTTACCAGCATGCCGATCCGGACGCGATAGAAAAGTACCTCGATACGCAGGATCTCGATCATCGAGATCGGTATTGGATGCGCAATCAGCTGTTGAGTTATGGCAAACAACGGCAGATGCAAGGCGCGATCGATGAGCGGATGAAAAACAACATCCGCGATATCCCAGAAGTGCAAGCCGCGCAGCAACGCGCGATGGAGAAGGTGGCGCACGGGCAAATCAAAATGGGGGACGCAGATGCCGAATGGAAGCGCGAAGTAGCGAACCATCCGGAATTACAAACGCAACTGGAGGCTGCTTACCGGAAGGCTGCCGAACAGGAGACAATCCACCGGGAGCAGGCAACGGCCAACAGGTTGAACAACATAGGGCTGGATGACAAGCCCCTTTCAACCAATGCGCCCTTCCATGACCAGATCACCGGGACCGATAAGGCCCTCATGGGCGCCCTCAATTATCCAGCAGATCTGGGCGGACAGATCAGCAGCCTGCTGGAGCTGGGCAATATCCCCGGCCTGAGCTCGCTGGGCTACAAATTGAAGACGAATGCGGACCAAATGAAGGAACACTACGCCCTTCCGCAAAATGGGGAGTTGGGCAATACGCTCGCGGGGCTTGTTCCCCAGGCGCTGGATATGGCCGCTTTATCCAAGCTGGCTGGAGCGGCCGGCCGGCCCATCTATAAAGCGGTCGCCGGTTCACCGGCAGCTGACGCCATGGGCGAGTTTGCCCAGGGTGCCATCGGCGGCGTGGCCGTTAGCCCGGCGAACGCCTATGTCATGGCGCACCAATATTATAATGATTTGGTGAAGCAAGGCGTCACCCCTTCAGAGGCCGGATCAAAATCCGATCAGCTGCTGGCCAAGAACCTGGCTACCGATCTATTTGCCCTACCGCTGCAAATGGGGTTACTCAAGCTGCCGGCCGGGAGCTGGGGACAGCGGGCACTTGGCAAAGGCGCGGAGAGTCTGGTATCCGGGTTACATTTTACTGCGCAGGATTTCAATCAAAAGTCTGCCGACAATCCGGCGCTGTCCATAATCGACTATGTGCAGAATAGTCCCAGCGCTAAGGAGTCTTTTCTAACCGGCGCCACACTTGGTTTTGTACAGAAGGCGGCAACGGATGCGATGCACAACTGGGACGCTCGTTCGGAGCAGCGCCGGCTGTTTGACTTCGGACGGCAATATGGCGGAGATAAAAACAGCGCACTTCCAAGCAACCATACGATCGCTGGCACTATTCTTACTGCCATCGAGTCAAAGGATACGCCGGGGCGTCCCGATGAGATCAAGAATCTCGTAGATGTTTATCAGGCCAAGGGCGTCTATACCCCAGAGGAAGCCAAGCGCATACGCAGCATCGTGGACGACGTCACGGCCGTACGGGGACAAGTGCCCAAATATGGTTCACCACTCCAGAAGATGGCCGTCTTCAACGAGCTACTGAACCAGCATTCTGCTGAGCGCTTCGTCGAGCAAAGCGGCAACAAGGGGGCGGCTAAAGGACCCGAAGAGGCGATAAAGGAGAGCACCGAACGCATCCAGCGCATTATGGCGGGTCAGGAGCCGCTATACTTTATCAATGGGAACGAAACATCAAAGGAGCAATTGCGTGCAGCGATAGACAAAGACCCGGATCTTGTCAGCCGTCCTGGAGCGCGAATCGATATACGCAATGACTCCGATTTTGCCAACGAACTTAAATCGAAACGAGATGCCATTCAAAAGCAAAAGTCAGATGCGGATGCTCTTCGCCACGCACCCGCAGATGGCGCAACAGTGGGCGAGCGAAATGAAGGCGAAGGGGCAGTCCATGAAAAACCTGCCGGAGAAAAAGAAACAGGCAAAGGCGTCACCGAAGGCATCCACAGCTTAACGGAGGAGGATGAACAAGGCAAGGCTTCGGGTCAAATTGGCCCTCGCCTGTCCGATGACGGGGTAGTTAAAGCGCACGAGCTGGCGGCGGATGCCTGGGAGAAGAACCCAAACATTTCAAAAGTGATCGCCGATGATTCGCCGCGATCTAAAGAGACGGCGGACATCGTGAGTCGAGATCAAGTCCCCGTACAAATCGATGAGCGGAATCGAAGCTGGAAGATGGGCGACTTCGATGGCACGCCGGACGCTGACTTCGATCCGATCAAGAAATGGTTTGGCCAGCATCCAAACGATGTCACCTACGATGGCCCACTGGAAAAATACAAGGGCAAGTCGCTCGGAGAAAGCTTGAATGAGTATGCCAAGCGGGCGATCGATTTCAGAAATGAGATCAACAAGGAAGGGCCGGAGACTTTCTTGGTCAACCATTCTGAGAACAGTAAAATATTCGATGCCTATGAGGCCAATGGCAACAAGTGGGATGCGGATGCTATTGCCGACTATCTGGAGCGGCCATCTCCGGAACATGCCACGATTCATGATCAGAAAGATATTGATGCAAAAACAAACACCGTTACCGACAAGATCGAAAGTGGCGAGGTAACGGCCGAACAAATAAAGCCTGCTGCTAAATTATTCATTGAAGAAGAAGCCGATGAAAAAGGAGAGTCCATACCAAAGATTCAGTCGAGTGATCAGCCAGAAGCCGGAAATAGCCAAGATGATGGAACACCTCGACAATACGCAAAAGCAACGCGTGGTCCACAAGCTGTTCCAGCATCTGGTCAAGGGCAAACCGCTTCCGGACAAAATCAAGGCAGTCAATCCATACCCGGAGGTGCAGGCGCCCCAGACCCAGCTCGGCTGACACGAGCGGCAAAGCAGCTGCTGCTGGCGGGCCGCACCGATGATCAGGTACTGACGTACTTGAAGCGCAAAGGCATGGCTGATCCGGAAGCGCTCGCGGCGCTGGGAGAGGCGAAGGCCAACCCCATTGATCAAGAAGCAAAGGATCAGGCATTAGCTGAGGTGAGCGCAAAGTTCCTGGGCAAGAATACCAACACCTGGCTCGGCAATAAGGAATTGAACAAGGTCAATGCTCAGCAGACGACACGGGAATACCAGGACGAGATCAAAGCTTCCGTCAAGGAAGAACCGGCGCAGAAAGGCGTCTCCTGGAAAGACGTCGATCGAGCCATTCATATCTACCTCGACCTCCAGCGTAACCCGCAGCATCTCGCCGAGTATTATCCGAAGCTGAACGCGCAGCAAAAGAAGATCGTCGATCTATCCCAACACTTGACCGATCGGCAGAAAGATGTTGCCGAAGCGATCAAAGAAGAATACGAGTTTTTAGGGAAGCAGGCGCAGAACGCCGGGCTGATTCAAGATGTACTGGATAATTACGTCGCAAGGGCGTGGGATCTAAAATCCGGTAAACCCGCCACAGAAGAGAACTTTAAGTTTGCCACTTCCACCCGGCATAAGTTGCAACGGACGCTCGATACCATCCTGCAAGGGTATGCGGAGGGCATGAAGCTGAAGGTCGAGGGGGCTACCAACAACCTGCAAGTCTTGAAGCAGGAGATCGGCAATGTCATCCAGAACAAGCAACTCCTCGACCAAGGAGAAGCGATGAAATACAACAGCGGTGACGTAGACGCAAAGGGCAAGCCGATTATGCAGCGCGTATTTACTACCGATTCGAAAACGCCAGGTTACGTCAAGATTGACAGCCCTGCCTTTCAGAAATGGGAGCGGGCTGGCAATATCAAAGATTACCCGGAGCAAGATGCGCAAATTATGGGACGCCGACGCGATGTAATCATCGGTGAGGATGGCCTGGTTCTGAAGAAAGAGCCCCTATTCGCGCCGGAGGCGGTTGCTAAATCGTTGAATAACATCTTAGGAAAGCGGCAGTCGAGTAGCGAAGTCGTGAAGGATCTGGCGAAATATAACATGTTGATCAAGCAGTCCATTCTCTCCTTGTCTGGCTTTCACTACATCGCCTTTACCCGGGCGCACATGTTAAGTGCGACAGAAGGGATTAATCCCATCTCCGCGTACCGGACGGGGATCAATATGCTGGCCGAACAACATCCGATCGGCCAGGAGCTCATCCGCCAAGGGATGACGCTCAATCGGCAGCAGGACTGGAACGAAATGGTGGCGGATCATAATACTTGGGTAGGTAAACAGTTCGACAAGATCGGCGCGACCAAATGGATGAAGGATAAGCTCGTCAATCTAAATGAGCAGATGCATCACCATTTGTTTAATACGTATGGGGCAGGCTTGAAAATGTTCGATGGCGTCAACCTAGTTAAACAGGAGCTCGCCAAGTTGTCGGCCGGGGCAGACCCGAAGCCAGTGTATGAGAAAGTCGCCAAGCTCATGAACGATACCTATGGCGGCATTAACTGGGATCGGATGCATGGCACTAAAATGCAGAGTCCCGCTCTTAGAAGATATACGAGTCTGTTGGCACTGGCGCCAGACTGGACGGCCAGCAACCTGCGGATGGCGAAGAAAGCTTTCGCACGGGGGGATGAGGCGAATCTTTATCGAAAAGCCTGGGGGCGGGTTCTTCTGCGAGGCATAACGATAACGGCGGCGGCTAACCTCCTCATGACGGCCTTTGACCAGAAGGGTGATGATGGCAACGATATCTCTTACGGCGAAGCGCTCCAGCGCCGATACGGAAAAGCCTGGGACAAGAACTTTCTTCGCACGACGATGATCGATATTACCCCGCTCTATCACGCGATCGGGGGGGCGGCGGACAAGCGAGCGTACTTCAGCATCTTCGGCGCCTACACCGATCCAATGAAGATGATAACAAATGTCGGCGACTTCACTCGAAGCAAGGGAAGCTTTGTCACCAAGGCGGGCGTCGAATTCTTCAGCGGCCAGAACTGGCAAGGCAGGGAGTTTACCACACTCGATGAGCTGCTGGGGATGGACGACAAAGGAACCTATACAAAAAGTCAGGAAGGCCACGCGAAAGGGGATATTAATCCCAATACGGGTGAACCTTACAAGCGCGATCAGGCCGAGCACGAGGAGGGCGCCGCAAAGGGCGGCAAGCTCGGAGGTCAACTAACCAAATGGCCGGAGGGCGGCGGGCACGCGGTGACCAACGCGCAATTGCCCAGCTTCATTTTAAGTGAAGTGCGGGGTATGTTCCCGACGTCGGCGCAAAATATCTGGCAATGTGCAGCCGGGGAAAATGACTGGACATCCGGTCTCCTGAATCTGGTCGGCACCGGTGTATTAACCAATAAAGAACCCACGAAAAAAGATGAGTAAGTATACAGAGCCCAGTTTTAAGTACTGTCAATTCAATCCCTTGGTTGGCAGAAAGATGACGGACAACTATCCGGAGATCTGGGAAATCATTTCGGACGATCTAAGGGGAAGCATGGATCTCGATCCCATACTGCGCTACATCATTATGGTGTACGATCCCAAAAGCCCGCTGGTCGGCAACGAGCGCGATCTGAACTTCCGGAAGGGGATTGCCGCCGAGCTGTCTGGCCTCAATACCAGTACGGAGGGCATCGAAGCCATCTACAGTTGCACCTATCCTGGGATAGTGGAACTCATCTGCAAGTTTCTGGTACGCTTCGTTAAGTCCAAGGAATGGGCCGCGATCTGTGCCTACGAGTATAAGTTCTGGGAAGCCATTAGACTCCTGATGCAGCCGATTGCTTCCGATAAGTCTGACCGGGAGCAGCTGGACGCCGCCAATAAGAAAGATGTATTGTCGGCCAGCATCGATGAAGGTCTGATCAAAATAGAGGCGCTGTATCGGGCTTTCTTTGGCGAGGATGAGGGATTAGAACGCCGCGCAAAGAAAAGAGTGAGTCCGGAACTAATGGCAGAGAAACACAAAGTCATTTGAGGTGTACGCAAAAATACCAAAAGGAACCAAAGAAGATATCTACGGGCTGGAGTGCTACCTGCCGCCGCTAGGCTATGGTATCAGCTCAGTGACTGGAGCAGTCGAGAAGACGGACGTGCTGAAACGATCGACAAACAAGTCGGAGCAATACTGGGAACGTACGCCGCTGCCGGAAGGGTGGAATAAGAAGCGGAAGATCGAGATCGACAAACAGCGCACGGACGAAGATTTTGTCGATCGAGAGCTCGAAGACTTCCGCGAGCAGGAATGGAGACGGCGACTGTGCGGTGTATGGTTCTATAATAATGGCGTGCCTACCTATATCACTGGGGAGCACTATATGTACTTAAATTGGTGGTATCTGGATGATGGCTATCCTCAGTTTCGCGAACCGGACAGAAGACGGTATTATTTTTTGCAATACTGCATTGAAGACCCCCGATGTGCCGGCATGATCGAAGCGGCCAACCGCCGTTCCGGCAAAAGCTTTCGGGGAGCGCTGTTCGTCTATGAATACTCCAGCCGGAATATGGATGTCAATGGCGGGATGCAAAGCAAGACCGACGCCGATGCAAAAAATCTCTTTAAGGGGAAGCTGATCACGCCCTTTCGGCGCCTCCCAGATTTCTTCCGACCGGAGATCGACAACCAGGCAGGCTCTAATCCGGAGAAGGAACTGAAGATGATGAAGACACCCCGGCGCGGCAAGAAGGCAAACGAAGACTTTGACAATCTTGGGCTCAACTCCATGATCAACTATTTGAGCTCCGAGCTCTACGCCTATGATGGATGGAAACTACATCGATACTTGGGCGATGAGGTGGGCAAGACTGCCGAGGTAGATGTTTATGAAAGGCACACTGTTGTCAAGTATTGCTTGCGGGTGGGGAAGAAGTGGATCGGCAAAGCGCTCTATACAACGACGGTGGAAAAGATGAAGGATGACAAGTCGATTAAATCGCCGGCCTTCCGGAAGCTGTGGATCGACAGCGATCCGATCTTTCGAGATGAAAATGGCCACACGAAGACAGGCCTTTATCGATACTTCACGCCGGCGTATGAGATGCTGGAATTCGATCGCTACGGTATCCCGCTCGTTGAACAAAGCAAAACGTTTTACTTAAACGGACGCGCCGCCTTGCACAACGACCCTCGCGCACTGGCGGCGGAAATCGCCAAGAACCCCTTCACCGAAGCGGAACTATTTTATGATGCCGCAGAGCACTGCCTCTTTGATTCGATGAAGTTGAATATTCAAAAGGATTCCATATCGTGGAAGGAGAACATCATCGAACGAGGGAATTTCGTGTGGGAGAATGGCGAACGGTTCTCAAAGGTCATCTGGGAGAAATCGCCTTCTGGTCGCTACACCATGTATACCGGCTTTCAATTCAAGCGGCCCGAAGACGCGAACCGGGTATTGAAGCAGGGTGATTATTATATGCCCAATAACAACTATGCCTTTGCCATGGGCTGCGATCCTTTCAAGTACGACAAGGTGAAGGACAATAGAAGGTCAGACTGCGCGGCCTTCGTCTACAAGAAGTTTGATCCGGCCGACCCTAATCATCCCTTCAACGACGCGCCAGTATGCAAATATACCCATCGGGCGCCCACGACTTCCTTTCAGTATGAAGACTTACTGAAAATGGCGTGGTACTTCGGTTGTCAGATCCTGTTCGAACGAAACATCGATGGATGGAAAGATTATTTCATTCATCATCGGTGTCACAACTTTCTCATGAAACTGCCAGGAGAAGAAGAATACGGGCTCTACAGCGACGGGAAAGGACGTGCCATTCAGATGATCTGCGACTATACGGAAGCTTATATAAACGAATTTATATCTAAGATATACTATACGGACCTGATCGATGAGTGGCTGGAGTTTAAGCCGGAGGCCACTACAGCTTTCGATCAGGTGATCGGCTTCGGGATGACCTTGGTCGCCTGTCGTAAACACCGAGCGCGAAACTTTGGTGATTCGGTGAAAGAGTTTGGGGACTATTTTAAAATATTTAAAGCGGTCTAACAATGCAAGAGCAATATACAGCTACCTATCCCAAGGACAATATTAATCCTAAAGATAAAGATGTCAACTGGGGCATGCAGTACGCTAAAAGTTCGTGGGCGGATTGGAACTATACTATACCTCGAACCGTGTTTTATAATGCGGCAGATAAGTATGAGGAACTTCGTCTATACGCATGCGGGAAACAGCCGGTCAATAAATATAAGAAGCTGATGGGCGTTGATGAGCAGACGAACAATACGTATCTGAACCTTGATTGGACCGTGCGCCCCTTCATCATCCAGAAGCGGGATGTCGCGATCAGCAAGATCCTGCAAGCAGCACATAGTATCGTCTGTACGCCGATTGATCCCACCGCCAAGGCAGAACTCCAAGGGTACTATGCGGCGGCGAAGGCCAAGATCGCTATGCAAATGATGATGCAGCAGCAGAACCCAGAACTAGCTAATCATCCGTTGCTGCAACAGGCACCCGGCGATCCGGAGGATTTTGAAGAGTTGCAAATGCGGATCGATTTCGGCGAGCAGTTCAATAGGGCTAGGGATGCAGAGGAAGCGATACAGCTGGGCTTCTATGAGAACAACGAGAAGGAGTTCGATAAGAAAATGGTGGAGGACCTGTTCGATTGCGGAATAGCGGGCTACCGGGAATGGCTCGGCGATGATAACAAGCCGAAGTTTCGAAACATCAATCCCGAAGCGGTCATTACCAATTACTGCCGCTACGCCGACTTCCGGGACCTGAAGCACGCCGGCGAAATCATCGACGTGCTGCTTGTCGATCTGGCCACCTTAACCGATAAAGAGGGCAACATGGTCTTTAACGATGATCAGATTAAGGATATGGCCAACAACGTCGCTGGCAAATGGAGCAACCCGGCGATGGTCGGACGGAGTACGAACTACTTCAAGGGATATGATAAGTTCAAGGTCAAGGTCCTGGATATTGAATTCTTTTCTTACAATGAACTGAATTTCGAGAGTAATATCAACCGGAGGGGCAATATCATTTTTTCCAATGCTCCCTGGGATAAGGAAAACAATGTTAAGAACAAGTATATCCGCAAGAAGATCAAGGTCGTCTACTGTTGCAAGTGGATTATCGGCACCGATTACGCCTACGATTTCCATCTCAAGGAAGATATGAAAAGAGCCGTAGAACCGAAGAAGAAAGCCGATACCAGCTTGAGCTTCCGGTTCTATGCCCTCAACTTCTACGAAATGCGGGCTACAGGCATGATGGAGCGCTTGATGCCATTGGTGGATGATTACCAGCTGACCATTTACCACATCCAGAACTTCAAGAACCGGATGATCCCCAACGGCTGGTGGATCGACCTGGATGCGCTGGAGAATGTGGCACTCAACAAGGGGGGCGAGAACATGAAGCCGATGGACCTGCTCGATATGTTCATGACTACGGGCGTCCTGGTGGGGCGCTCCCAAGGAGTCATGGGGGATAACGTCAACTACAAGCCCATCATTCCGATCCAAAATACGCTCGCTACGGAATTGCAGGCGCTGTATAATGATCTGCAAATGACGATCAACCAGATACAGGCGATGATCGGCCTCAATGATATTACGGATGCCAGCACGCCCAGTCCCAAGCTGTTGAATGGCGTGGCGACGATGATGGACCAGGGCACCAATAACTCGCTTTATCCGCTGATGCAGGCCAAGAAGATGCTCAAAGAGAAGCTGGCCAACGATGTGCTCATCCGGATGCAACAGGGCTTAAGGAAAGGGGGTGTAGCGGGATATGCCCCGGCGTTGAACACCAATACGCTTAAGTTTATCGAGGTCAGTAACGTGCTCTGTCTAAGGGACTATGGGATTATACTGGAAGAGAAGCCCACCGACGAACAGAAGCAGTTCCTGTATCAGCAGCTGCAATTTGATATTCAAAACGGCTTTCTCGATACCTCCGATGCCTTCTATATTATGGATACCTATAATATTAAGCAGGCGCAGATGATCCTGTCGTATCGAGCGAAACGCAACAAGCAGCAGATGGAGCAGGCTAAGCAAGCCGCTGCGGCTCAAACGATCCAGGGACAGCAACAAACGGCGCAGCTCTCGGCCCAGATGGCGCAACAACTGGAGCAACTCAAGCATCAAAACAAGATGGAGGAGATCGCCTTGCAAGGGCAGTTTACGCTGCAAGATACCCGTCTTAAGATGGGGCTACAGTTGCAGGGGCAAGAGCAGTCCAATCAAGTCGCGATGGCCGGGCATTTGATTGCCGCACAGACGAAGGAAAATATGCAGAAGCGAGAGAAGGGCATGCCGGAGGAACAGATCCAGCAGGGGGGCGAAAGCGGACCGGGCATGGAGCAAAACATACCCGAGGAGGCCATGAGCTAAAACATCGCACGATCTGCTTTTTTTTATAATGGGTCTGTATACTCCTGTCTAATTTCGGGGACCTACAGCAGGAAAATAACCAATCATGAGTTTTGAGGTTAGAAAGTTTTATGCGGATGAAGCTTCCGCTTACCCCTCTATTTCGTCTGAAGTGCTAGCCGCTATGGCCACCCAGGGCGTAAAGACGGACGCCGACAGTACCACTGCGGTCCCCGATATCATACTAGCCGAGCCGGTCAAGGCAGAACCGGCAGCGGAGGCGGCCAAGCCGGCCGCAGAAGCCAAGCCCACCGAGGCGCCTGCTGTAGCAGAACCGGCAGCACCCGCTGCGGTTCCAGCGGTTCCCACACCGTCCGTCACCGAGGCGCCCGCCGAGATAGGGATAGACTGGAGGGAACAGATTAAGAAAGTTGACGCATCAGATATATTAAAGGAGTTGGGCTATGACGATAAAATGGTCGGCTTCTTTAACAAATGGCGAACCGATGGAAACATCAGCGAGTATCTAAAGGCCGTCACGGCTGATTTTGATAAGATGACACCGGAACAATTGATGAGATATCAGTTGGAACAAAGTTATCCAGAATTCAGTCCGGCGGATATAGAAGAACTCTATCAGGCCAAGGTCATCGATGCCTATAAGTTGGACCCTAACACATTTTCTGAGATAGAAGTACGTAGGGGCAATCTTATGCTGAAGGCCGACGCCAAAGCGGTTCGGGAAGCGCTTCAAAAGCAGCAGCAGGAATATGTTCTTTCTGCCAAGCCTCCGGCTCCTGCGGTCGATCATTCGGCACAAGAGGCAGAGGCAAACCGAGAGAAATTGCGTGCTCAATATAGCGGTTACCTCACCGGTAACCAGGCGACAAAAGATCTCTTAACCAATCGGCGGTTAGTGATGGGAGACGGCGAGGCTGCGTTTAACTACGAAATAGGCGATCCCCAACGACTGCTGACCATCCTGCAAGAACCGCAGGAATATGCCCGCCACGTCTTTAATGAGGATGGAAGTCCGATCGTTGATAAGCAGCTCTTCATTGCCGCTGCCGCTCTCGATCATGTAGGACTGGCCAATAAACTGATTAAATATGGGCGAGATCTGGGGGCAAAGGCCCTGGTCGATCAAATTGAGAATGCAAAAAAACCGGCAGGAGAAATCAGCAAGGGCGATACGATGCCCGCTAGTCCTGCGGAGGCGATGGCCCGCTTCGGCGTGATTACTTCCAACTCTTGATAGCGTCAGCTGCTACTTTATTTTTTCAATTTCAACTCTTCCCATCATGGCAGCAGGTCAACAGGGAACGATGAACAAAGCGTTTGTGAGCGCCATCTCGTTCCTGGATCAACGCGATATCAACCCGAATTTACTCGATCAGTCTCGCGATGCGGAATTTACCGACATCATGAAGCTCGTCAATCGGTACAAAGAAGCAAAGGTCCCCATCTACAATTATTTTGTCAACAACGACGTGTTCGCGGATAGCACCATCGCATCGGTTTCCAGCGGCTACGGAACAGCTATTATGACGGTCGTGCTTACCTCGGCCACTTCCGGTTATGCCCGTCTCAACGATCTGGCGCGTAGCTCCAACACCAATATGATTGGGCAGCAAGCTCTCGTTACGCTGGTCACCAGCGTATCTGGAGTAGATACCGTGAAGTTGCAATCCGTCAACAATCAGCCGCTCTATGCAGTGGCGGGGGATATCCTCTCCTGGTCGTCCAACGCCTTCGGTGAAAATTCCGTGGCGCCGCCTAACCGGAAATACGGCGTTACCCGGTACATCAACCAGGTGCAGGTTTTCCGCGAAGTCGATGAGATCACCGATATCCAGAAGGTATCCAAGATCGAAGTCTCCATCCAGGGCCAGCCGTATTACACGCCCCTCAACCACATCTACAAGCTCAAATCGCTGAATGGGTTTATTTCCGCCCAGATGATTGCCGGCGTGCAGTCCAGCACGCTCTTCGCCGATTCGAGCCCCTATCTGGCCGATGCGAACGGCAACCCAATCCAGACGACCATGGGGATGGATCAGTACATTACCACGTATGGTGCCACCAATCAGGTGGCAACCTTGGGAACGGTTGGGTTTTCCGATGTCAATACGATGATCGACACCTTCCTGGCCAACAAGGCGCCTCGGGATCAGATGGGCTTCTGCGGTAGCCGCGCGAAACGCCCGTTCGATGTTTGGTTGAAGAACCTCGGCTCTTCTGGCGTCACCTCCGTCCGCCTGATCATCGACGGGAAGGAAGTGAACATGGAAGTCGATAAGTTCAGCTACGGCAATTTCGAGTGGGAGTTCATCTACCTACCCATCTTTGACCACCCGCAGCTCTTCGGTCCGACGATCACCCCGGATATCAACGGGTCGATCTATTGGATTCCGAAAGACAAGATCCAGGTCGAAGGTGGCGGGATGGAGCCGCGCATTCAGATTCGTTATCTGCCCAAAGCCATGGCCGGTGGTAACTCGATGTCAAACGGGATCATCACCGAGTGGCACACAGGTGCCCTTGCTCCGATCCCGACGAACAGCCAGATGGTCTGGCATACGGACTGGTATACGGTACAGGGCTTAGAGATGCTCGGTGTGAAACACATGATGAAGTTCCGGGTTCAGTAAACATAGAGGGGAGCCCTCCGGGGCTCCCTTCACTATAGCCAATAAATATAACCAATATGTTACAAGCAATTGATCGCTTCAACCAGCTCTCCACAATGATGCGGGAAAGGCTGAACGAGTCCAGAAAAAACGCTGGGCAGTTTGTCAAATACAAATTCTACATCGGAAACAGAAACCCTGATGGCGAAAAGCGTGCGGCTGGAGAGTTGATTTATCCCATGACCTATACTGTGTCGCCGGTCACCTATCAGATCATTGATCCTGGCGATAACAAACTCAAGATGATCGGCATGACCGATGGGAAACAGCAGTACGATGGGGAAAAAGAAGGGTGGCATTTTCGGCGCGTGCAGGTAATCGAACGGGAGCGCGGTATTAAAACGCTTGATCTGACTATCCCTGAACACATAGAGCAATTTGAATACCTGGAGCTGCACCCCAAGCTGGAGGGCGGTGTCTTTCGGGATAAGCATACGCCAGCGATGTTCGCACGCGTCGATGAACTCAAGGAAGCCAAAACAAAGTTGAAGACCAGGGAGCTTCGAAGCACAGCGCTGATGGTATCCACCAAGATGAATGAAGAGGAGGTCCGGGCATTCGCCGCCGCCATGAACTGGAATGAGATGGATGACTTGGATATCCTCCGTGATAAGATGACCCATATCGCCGATACCGATCCGGAATTCTTCCGCAAGTTCGTTGAAGATCCGAAGCAGGAGTATAAGGCCACCACGAAGAGAGCCATAGATGCCAATATCATCAGCTACGTGCCTACAGAGAACAAATTTATCTGGGCTTCCAACGGCAGCACCATCGCGATGATGGAGCGGGCCGATGGAGTCAGTTACTTGGAGCAAATGGCAGACTGGTTTATGGCTCACAAAAACGGTCAGGATACCTATAAGAAAATTAAAAGTTTAATCACGGGTAAGTAAAGCAATTGGTTATAGTCCTCCTGGATGTCTTCACGCTGGGAGATCTTATTTCAATATATGCCGGACCTCAGTCAATACATATCGATCGCTGTAGTGCTGGACAAGAGTCAGCCAAGCCCCATCCTGAAAGTGGTCGATAACTCGAATTATCCAACCGGCGTTGCGCAAACCATCGCTGGTATCTTATCGGTGACACAGCCGGATAACATCACCGTTGCTAATTCCAATTTTTCGGCGCCCGATATCTTTTGGAGTAGCGGAGCACTTGTGCCGGCTATCTTGGAATTGCGTTTGGATACCAGCCAGACCTTTCAGCGTAGCGGACCAGGGTACACCGTCATCTATACAGTTAGAGCGCCAGGATATAGCGATACGGTGCTGACGAAGACGTTTACTCTTCAGTACACGCCATCGACGTTAATCATTACAAACAACTTCGACATCTTCACCCCGCAACTGAGCGTGCAAGATAGCACGACATATACTCAAACCGGCGTGACGTTCGACTCCGTAACCGATAGCTGGGGAGCGCAGATCATAACGGTAAACGGAACAACGCAAACCATTACCGGCAGTGGTCAGACGTTTGATCTGGCATACCTAGGCCAATATTACGATGCGCAGTACGATGTAGGGTTGACCGTAACGCCAATCTATACCATTACAGCCAGCTCGTTTGTCACGGTAATCGATCAATTACAAACCTCAACGACTTTATATGCCAGGGTGGCACCGACGTTATCCGCATTACAAACGGATTTGGCTAACCTTAAAAGCCAGCTGGACGCGGCAGTCTGCGACTGCAACTTGTATCAAATATTGTTTGATCGTTATAATCTTGCTTCTGCTATTTATAGTCAGTTGGTGGCTCGCGGACAAAGCGGGTCATTGGCCGGGCTAAACCAGTATATTAACCAACTGCTGAAGATCTTCAACAACAATGTAACTCCGACTTATGTCAACACGAATCAGGTTATACCTCCGTATGACTGGGGAACCGGCTCAGGAACGGTTAACTGGACGGATATTCTTGGCAGACCAAATACCGTTACGGTCGAATGGCTAGTCGCTCCTGCCAATGGTTTTCCTGGACCTGGCGCGACCATCTATACAGATAACCGTATGACCGATGTTGCGGCGAGTCGCATTTACGTTTTTCGAAATGGCTTTCCGCAGTTCAACGCCAATCCAACGGATGGGGATACGTACTACACGAAGAATACCGCAGACAACTTCTTAACTTTTTCATCTCCCCTAGGCGCCGGCGAAAAAATCATTGTGCTCATCTTACCGTTATGAGAAAGATACTGATATTAATATTGGTTTTGATTGCGGCTTGTGCAAAATCCCAGACCATTCAATATTTGGGTGGGCCGACGACCCAAATCTATGTCCGGGGACAGTTGCGAGTCGATACGGTGGTCTATCTTCCCCTGAATGATACGACCTTTACTCCATCCCAGCGCGGCGCTGTTGTTTATAAAACCAGTAACAATCAATTGTACCTATGGACCGGGTCCAGCTGGTCGCGTATTCTCATCGGGTCAATCGCGTGGGGGGAAATTATCGGCACCCTGTCGAATCAGACAGACCTGATCAGCTTTCTTTCTGCGACCTATCAACCTAAGACCACTTTCGGATATGGCCTTCATCAGGCGGGCAGCACCGTCACCTATGATTCTGCCCTTATCCGCAAGGTAGATACTCTATATCGACTGAACGACTCCACCATCCAATACGTGCTGAATGGCAACTCTCATACGGTACTGTTACGAGGCACGGCGGCAGGCGGCATCTCCTCACTTGTCTTTACCATTCCGACGACACTTTTCAATTCGCCGGTGACGTTCTCCAACTCTGGCGGAGCCTGGACTGGCACGGCTACCCTAGCCAATCAAAACGCAAACGTTATTCTCGCCGGCCCGTCGGTAGGTTCTCCATCGGCGCCGACCTTCCGATCGTTAACAACGGGAGACCTGCCTATCAATATCCCCAACGGAAACTTGCAAAATTCTTCCATTAATGTAGGCTTGAACACGACGGGACTGACGCCTGCTTGGGATGTTTCGAGTGTTGCATTAGGAGGATCGATAAACCTGCAAGTCCCCTATGCAGACCCTACCCACACGGGATTTCTACAGGCCACCGACTGGGTAAGCTTTCAAAGTCGAATGGTTAATTTCGGTAATGCGCCGGGTTGGCAAACGGGAACACTGGCCGCTATTCCGGCTGCAACTACATTATTGCCGGGTACTCATTACACGGCTGTAGATAGCGGCACCGTCTATGTAGATACCGGCAGCGGAGGCACAAGGGGCTGGAAACAAATTTCAGGCGGCAGCGCCGCCATCACTACGGCCAATTCAATTGTCGGGACGGGCAGCTCCGGCAATCCTATTCAATTGTCCGGAGATGCCAGTTCGCCCGGAAACAGCAAGTACTACGGAACAAACAGCGGAGGCACAAGGGGATTTTTTTCTTTGCCTTCCAGCGCGTCCGGAGCCAATCCTACGGGAGTTGTTGGATTGACGGCAGTAAACGGAAGTGCTCCCACCTTTCTTAGATCTGATGGGGCACCGGCCCTGGATGTAGGTATTTCGCCGACCTGGACGGGCAGCCACCAGTTTAATCAGCCGATTACTGTCTCCAATAGCGGAACCATGATTATCTCTGGTTCATTTTTTGGAACTAGTAGTGCGGATGATATCAGCGTTTATGCAGGTGGTACGGCACGTTGGGCATTTGTGCGGCCTACCGTGGCCCACAACGCAGGATTCACTGTTGCAGGCTCTTCTATAGGTCCTGGAGATTCAAGCGGATACTTGATTACAACAAGGCAGGTAGCTACCAATTTTCCGGTGGCTATGCTAATTCCAACTACCGCACATAAACGAATGTTCCTTGACATCGTTCCCTCAGATACTCTTGATTATTTAGGAAACGGGATAGCGACAATCGATATCTGCAATCAGCCGCTCGATAGCAGCAAAAATACTACTGGCGCCTTGCGACTTGCGGCCCACGCTAACAGTGTTGATGTGGGGTCGTTTGTTGTTGGCATCGCGCCTCTCCCTGATGTACATATCATTTATGGTGTCGGCAATACCGTAATTGGCATTGGAAGCGGCGGAACGACCATAGCGGGAAATACTTATATGGCTAGAAGCCTCGGAAGCGGTAGCGCTCCGACGACTACAAGTCTGGGAACCAATGTAGTTTCCGCCACAGTTACGGGGACAGACCGATTTATGCAGATTGTTATTGTTACCTCCGGCGCAGTCAATGGAGCCCTCTGCACCATTACCCTATCTACCACATGGCCCAATACGCCGATACCCGTAATGGTTCCCGCAGATGCAACAACAGGAACCAACGTCGCAGGCACAACAGGTGGCTATTTTGCCATTGGAGGCGCTTCGACTACGACGTTAACCGTCAATGGAAAGTTCACTAGCGCCGGGACCTACACTTTTAATATTATGATAGGGGGCAATTAAACTTTTTCTATATGGCACTCAAAAAAGTTGGCTTAGGAGAATATAACGCTTTTGTTATCGGGATCGATAACCAGGTGTACGATGGAACTACCGGCACGCCGACAAAAGTGCCGGGGCAACCAGCAAAGGCGGTCGATGTACAAGGCGGCCTTCATACCCACGGCTTAATCGATGATGCGGGCAATGCCTGGGGTTGGGGCGACAATGCAAGCCAGTGGGCCGGACCCGGAACTACGACTCCCATAACCGCTGCCACAAAGTTTGCCAGTGGGGTTAAGCAGATCGTCCCCTATTTCACAGCCGGCGAAGGCTTTGCCGTCATTAAAGCAGACGGCTCCCTGTGGATGTATGGAAACACGACGCAAGGACTTAGCGGAGATGGTACAGGCGGTTCGGCAACTACCTCCGTTCCTGTGCGCGTTAAGTTTCCGGCGGGAACGGTCATTATAGATGTATGGATTAACGGATGTGCTTTCGCTTTGGATAGCGTCGGAAACGTCTATAGCTGGGGGTTTGCCGGAGGTCAAAACGCCGCTGCCGTGCTGGCTCAGGGGACTAACAGCCCCGTATCGAACGTGCCCACTAAAGTGCCTTTGCCTGGGCCGGCAGTCGCGATCTGCGGCCACCAATGGGCAGTTCATTTCCTTCTGGCCAATGGGCAGCTATACGCCTGCGGGTCCGATTCCCGCTACTACGGTTATGTCCTTTTCCAATTGCCTGCGCTTCCGAATGCCCCGATCCGGGTCGATACGCTCTATAAATTCCCCGCTGCGATATTGCAAATAAGCGCCAACTACATGACCACCTACGCCATCCTGGTGGATGGCTCCCTATGGGCATGGGGGGAAAACACTTCGGGAACCGTAGGCAACGGGCAGGAAACGAACATGCTGGCGACCAATCCCCAGTATTCGGCGCCGTGGTTTAATTCTCCGCAATGGAACTTGCCCACCAATCAAGGGGGTGCCTTATTCCAACAACTGCCTGTTCAAGTAAGTAAAGGGATCAAGTTCGTCCATTTGAAACGCGGGACTTGTTATGTGATGTACATGTGGGCTGAAGATGCGAGTGGACAGCTTTATTCGGTAGGCCGCAACAAAAGCTACGTATGTTGGAATGGGAAAGGCGGTTCCTCTACGCTGCAAGCCACTCAGCCCAATCTGTGGGATGTGCTGACGTTTACGCCCATCATAAATTATTCATCCGTTTTTGGAAATGTTCCCGTGCCTACCCCGCCTACACCATGTCCGAGCATATTGAAAGTGATGACTATTGTGACGTGGTCCGATGGACATGTAAGCACTTACTAAAATGGAAAAAGAATGGCTCCAGTACGGGGTACTTGGATTGGTTGTCATAGGCATGGCTTATTATATTCTATATATCGAGCGAGAGCGCTCCAAGGAGCGAAAGGAATGGCGGGATGTACTCGAAAAGCAGCAGGAGCGTGTGAACGATATTGCGGACGAGAACAATAAGATAATCCGGGAGCACACCAATATTTTGATTGGATTAAAAACTCTTCTTGAAAACCGTAGATATGAGCGCTAATCTATTTGTGTCTGAACTCCTTCTGGTCATGATCGCATCAATGGGATTCATCGTCTTCTGGCAACTTTATCGATCCAAGGACGGAATGCTCAGGAAAATCATGATGTTCTACTTTCTGACGGAAGTCTTTATGTTTTCCACCTTCGCGATTTACTGGTGGATGAAGAGTAGGAAGATGATACAGTTTTCAATTGTTTATCTACTGCCCATTTGGTTACTGCCCAAGGTGATTATAAAAATTTTGTTTCTGGACTGGTTACGTCGAAATCGATCTAATGATTAAAAAGTAATGCTATGCAAAACAACGCGTTCATTGATTTCGTATCGGAGATCTTCCAACGCTTGACTTCGAAGACGCCGAAATTTTTCGTTATATGGCAATGGATCAGCGCTACCGTCGCGGCGGTAACGGGGCTCCCCGGCTTCTTGCAGGATATCGGCGTTACGCTGCCCAAGGCCCTGGCCATTGGTGAAAATAAAATAGTCGCTATCGCCAGTCTCGTGGCTCTTGTCATGGCCAAACTTCCCGTACAACAAACGGTCGTAAATAAGGATGCCACTGGCGCTCCATTAACAAAGACCGATCCGGCAAAAACTCCTTTTACGGCGAAAGACCAGATTAAAAAAATGATTGGCATGAAATACGTCTTTCTTCTGCTCTTGTGCGCCATCTCTTTCAATGTTTCGGCCCAGAGTCCATTCCGTCCTCTAACCAAACTGAATGCGCCGGGCAAGAAGTATTTACATGCTTTGACGACTCCTGATTCAACATTAAACACTTGGCGATTTATCGCTGACATTGCCGCCTATGCGGAGCCGGGAAACATACTGATGGCCGGAGTAGGTTATGGCTACCAGCATCTGAAATATAATTTTGCTGCCGCAAAATGGAATGCGCAGTGGTCCATCAACGCGGTAGGATTTGCGGGAGGAAGTGTTGCACCGACCACGCCGGCAAGTATAGTTTCATTCGGGGTTATGGCCGGTATCGATAATAATTTATTTATGGCCGGCCCAATATATAATCCGGGAACAAAACAATTTGGGATTGCCCTTTCGATCGGCATCTCTTTGAATAACTAAAAATCCCCGCCCGATTGCTCGAACGGGGAATCCCCATATAGATGTCTGTCTCGCATCAAATGTACAAAAAATGCGAGACCTCAACAATATTCCCAGGATTAATTTATTGCACCCGAAGGTTGCCAATCTCTTCCGGCAATTCATTGACGCCGCAGAAGAAAAATTGGGGATAACAATATACGTAGTCTCCACGCTGCGCACATTCGAAGAGCAGCAGCTGGAGTATAACAAAGGACGAACCACGCCCGGGGCTATAGTTACGTGGAGTCCTCCAGGCAGTTCGTACCATAATTATGGATTAGCTGCCGATATCTGCCCATTTAAGAAAGACGCCCATGGCTTAGACTGGGGGTATGACTTCAGCAAGTTGGCACCAATTGCTGCCGAGTTCGGTATTACCTGGGGTGGCAACTTCCCTGTTGACAAGAAAGATCCCGATCATTTCGAGAACAAGATGGGCTACAACTGGCGGGACTTACTCCATAAATACAATGCACATGATTTTATTGCCGGCACAACCTATGTCAATCTATGAATATTTTATCCATCATCATAGGACTCGCAATCGCAATACTCATGGTACAGATAATCATTAATGTGCGCGAGCACTCGCACAGGCATACAAAAACATTCTTGATACTAAAATCTATCCGTTTTCATCACATCAAAATAGAGGGAATAATTATGTCAGCACAATTGAACGTGAACGAGCTCTTGGTTGGGACGCTCGGTCTCGTAGATCATGCCACACAACAACCGATTACAGCTACGTTCACCAATGTTTCTGTATCCAGCAGCGACACGAGTATCTTCACTGCATCACTGGATGGCTCCGGCAACGTCGATGTGGATGGCATATCCGCTGGTTCCGGCACCCTTTCCATTTCGGCGGATGCCACGTATGTCGATCCGGCTACTCAGGCCACGGTGACCTTCACGAAGGTTCTTACCGTCAGCGTAACCGTTTCGCCGGCTACTACCGCAACTGACCTCGTTGTCACGTTCGGAACGCCGCAACCGATCCCTGGTGGAGGGGTATAAATAATAAGGCCCCCTAATCCGGGGGCCTTATTAAATCTCGGATGTCGATGGTTGGTGGATATTCCTCCTGGTAAGCGCTTCGACTATACTCCCAGTTGCGTTTTCGTGCCATTTCGTTATTGCACTTGAAGCACCATAGCTCGACCGTATGTCGATTGTAGTGATCTTCAATGAAACGCCTGATATCGAAACGATCGTAAACATGTTGCACGGTTGGCATGTTTGCTGGAGGATGGCGTCGTTCGCCACTCATTTTATATCGTTGCATGAGCTGTATACCACAATTCGCGCAGGTATTGTGTTTTTGGACCAACTGTCCTAGATAGAGTCTATTTCGCTTTCGGACTCCGTTTTTCGTAGCCATTCCACAATATAAAAAAAACCCGCTGCTTTGCAGCAGCGGGTCGAACTAAAAACAAATGGGCGCTACGCTCAGATGGTTTGTACAAAAGTAAGGGTTTCAGGCAAATGTGCAAATTTTTGCCCTAAAATTTCTTTGCCCGTGCATTATTAATGGCCAAATTCAAGCCCAGATCCCGGAGATAGGTCTCGAACTCCGTCACCGACTTATGCCGGCACCAAGCCTGTATTTCGGCTGCTGTGGCACCAGCGCGGAACAGATCGATTACCCGCTTGTGCTTCCATCCGTAGATCGTATAGTCTTCGTGGATGCCGTTGGGCTTACGCACATGCTCGCGCCAGAACCAAGCAAACCGGCTTTCTGCGTGGCATTCGGGGCCGGGTTTGTCTTCCTTACCGAAGATATAGTACTCGCCGGGCGCTTTATCTACCCCCATCTCTCTTAACATCATTTCCAGCTCAGGATCAAGCGGGATATAGCCCCCTTGACCGCCCTTGGCGCGGAGCGGATCGATGTAGATCTGGCCGTCGGCGAAACGAATATCTTTACATTTCAGCTGTCGCGTTTCTTCATCGGGCCGGGTCAGGGTATAATACACCGTCATGCAGAACCGGTAGGTGGCTAGTCCGATATCGGATACCTTGTGATGAAGTAGCAAGTGCTTTACTCGCTCCGCCATGGCATCGTCATAAGCCGTGTGGCGCGTCTTGTCCACGTGAGTAAGCTTCTTCACCTTTTCAGCCGGCGACTCCTTAATCCATTCTTCGTCCTTTACGAACTTAAAGAGGGTTCTGAGCTTGGTCACCTTATCGTTGTAGGTGCCCTTCTTCCAATCCTTCTCCTCGCGCTTGGTGCGCAACATATCATTCAGGTCATCCTTGGTGATGTCTTTGATAGAACCTTTGACCCGGTCTCCCAGCCATTCCCCTAGCAGGCGGGTAATCACTTCATAGGATAACCTGCTGGAACTGCCTTCCGGATGAATCATCAAGAATTTTTTCATAGCAGCTTCGATAGTCACCTTTGGCTTGGTGTCCTTCGTAATAGCCACCATGGGAACATGTTGGCCCGTCTGCTGGTTGTACTCGTCGATGATATCTTGGAATGGGTTTAACCCATTTTGCAAGAGTAACTTGACTGAATGCAAAAGCTCTTCGGCGCACTGCTCGTAGTCTTCTTCAGATACCGTATTGAGTTTACCCTTTACCCGGAAGCGGGCCCAGTCCAGCAGCTCGCCCTTTTTATTCAGCCATTCCTTTTTGATCAGGCCGGGCGGCAGCTTCTGGAAAAGGTCGGGTGGTATCCGGTGATGATACTCAACGTAGTGGCCATTCTTCGCCTCGACGAGGCGCACGCCATAATACCGGTTAGACTTCTTTGACACTCGTTTGACACTTGGGTTAATTAAAAATACGGAATTTCTGGTAATCAGCGTGTTGCAGGGATTTCCGTTGATCGCCTGCATCAATGGAACACTTTCGGCCGGGGAGCCGTCATTGATTTTGAGGTGGTTGCGATGAGACATGTTTTGTATTTTTGTAGATTTTTGACACTCGTTTGACACCGAGTTTTGTACAATGATACAACGAACAGCACAATATTACAATAGTTTTTCGTATTTTTGATGGAGACCCGGCAAAGATCAACCCAGTTGAGAGAGCGCCACCCGAAAGAGTTTCGTTTCTAAACTACATTCTAAAATGAAAATACCGAAGAAAAATATCATTCCTTTGGAGATGAGCGACGCGGACATGAAGCGCTTTTGGGAGATGATTCAAAAAGGTGATCCGCGTTGCAGGTTTCAGCCGGGCGATCGAGTGTATAAGGCCAGAAGCATCGAAGAGAACGAATTAACGCCAATAGGAACGAAGGGTACAGTTATAGGCGCCATGTATATAGATGACACGACTGCGATAGACAAAGATGCCTATTGGATATTTTGGGATGGTAACCCGATGGCCATTACATCTGTCGGCCGTCGCCTCGAAAAACTAGACGAGCCGCCGCAGAAGCTAAAACCCGGCCTGATGCCGTTTAAGATAAAATAAAGAAGCCCCCAATCGGGGGCTTCTTTATTTTATCTTACCTTTCTTCTGCTGTCGCCCCTTGGCGAAATAATCATTGACTGCCGCTATACAAGATTCAATACACTGCTCGATTTCGCCGCTTGCGCTTGAATATGGTGAGCTCATGTAACTCACAGGATAACGAATGATCACTAACCACTCGGGCGACCTGAAGCTTGCATGGAAATACATTTCAAGTCCACATTGGTGGGCGATGCAAAGTTGAACAAGATCGTTAAGTCTTTTCATTTGATGGGGGGATATACGTAAATCTCCGCCTCCAAATCTTTCAGCCAGTATTCTATGAACGATTTTACCCGTTCCCAATCCAACCCTCCGTTGCCGCAACCCAAGGCGGGTATCGCAATAGAAGGGGTGTCTTTGGCAATAATCGTCTTTTTTAACGCGTTCAAGCCGCTGGCAATATAGTTGTATTCAGATGGATTCCTCCAGTGCCGTTTCGTCGGAAAGTTTATGATCAGCCGCTTGCCGTGTAGATCAGCCTCCTCGTAGCAAAACAGTTTACCGATGCCGATATGACCGCGCTCGCAGGCCTTCGCGTACGCGTCAAAATTGGCCGGATACCGCTCCTTGATCGCCAACGCCAAGCCTTTTCCCATCACGCCAACCAGGTTGACGGGGTTCACGATGGCATAGGCTTTCGTGTCGAGGATGTTACCGGTGCAGTAGGTGATCATGGTTAGCTTATATAATCCTTTTGTTGTCTGTGGGGGACTCGAACTCCCATCTACTGACCTAATGCCAGCATACTACCAATTATACTAACAGACAGACCAACCGAGACGGGATTCGCACCCGCAACCTCCGGCGAAACGCGCGGACTCTAAAAATTAAAGCTACTCGGATTTCTCAACGTCGCACGAACGACCTGAGCTATTTTCGCTTACTCCTCCGTCGCAGGCGGCGGTATGTACTCCTGCGGAAACTTTTCTCCAGTCCATAGGATCGGCTTATCAAGAGCCAGCAGCTGGTACTCTAAATCGGGACGAATATCCTCCAGATATTCACTACCTACGGGATGGCCTCTATCCGCATACGAATGTGGAACAGATTGCCCCTCATCGTAGTAGCAAGTCCTGATTTCAAAATAAGGATCGGTACGCCCCAATTTCTTGGAGACTTCATCCGTCCGTTCTATAGCCATTAGCCGGTAATTCCAAGTCATAAATTTGGTTTAAAAGAAGGGGGGCCCAGGACGGCCCCTTTGCCATAGGCTCGTCCCACCGCTGCTATGCCAGTCCCTTCGATGCGGCTGGCCCCCCTTTGGAATCATTTAGGCTCACCTCGTTCCCTCAACGTGGAGTCGACATTATCGATAGAGTTGCGGCGTTTTGGCTCAGGGCCATCCTGCTCTTTTTCGTCTTCCATTCGCCAGACACGCACGCCTTTAACGCCATCCTTTTCGGCGTCCTTCGAAAAAAAGCGCCAAAAGCGATATCTTCCGGCTAAGCTTTTGCGAAAATTTGTAATGGCGGTTTTCGCCTTTGACTCCGTTTTGCCAGCGTAGAACGCACATCTGCCGATGGGGATCAGATGGAGATCCCAACCCCCGGTGGTTCTCTTGTACGCTTCTTCTGGAATCGGAATGTCCGCCTCGATTTCGATTTCCTTTTTACTCATATAATTGTTATTTAAGCTCTTCCTTTTTCATGTGGATACAGCGTGGCGACGATGTCGGATTGCCAGAATTCCTTGGTGTCTACATCCATGATCGTCAGCTTGCCTCTCCCGCCTGCGCCAGTATCGATGTTATACACGTTACCTGAATACATAGGAGTGGTTACCACCGCCCCCATCGGAATTATAATACCCCCCTGAGTGAGAATATCCTTTGTCCGGTACAGCGTTGAAGCGGTATGTCCGATGAAGATCGTATCGAAGTCGTCCACCGTTTGAAGCTTGATTCCCGGCCGACAACTCATCGCCTGCTTCCACAAATCACGATCCCAATAGAAGTCAGATGGATTATCATAACGGCATTCTTCAACAGACTTCCACCGATCGAAACCAGCGTGTACGAAGAAATAATTGCGCTCCTCATCGTGGTAGTACAGCTGTTGCTCCATAAAGAACCTACGGTGTTCGTCTGGGATATCTCCCGGATTGAGCGTCAAGCTGTATTTGAAAACAGCGCGTTCCCCTTCGTCGTCAAAATCCCAGCGATGTTCCTGTACTTTTCCTATGCCTTCGGCGTATGACACCACTGTACCATCCCCCCCTTGCTTCCACGCGCCGAGCGGATCAGGGTGAACTCCGGTCTTCAGCCACCGATGAAACCACTCATCGTGGTTGCCAATGATGTCTATGCGATTGTCTATCGTCAACAGCTCGTCTACACACTCCTTGACATGTTCCCATCCGTCGCAGATATCCCCCAAAGTAATGAGCCGATGCCGATGCTTGTCGAAGTTGCTCCTTTCCAGACACTGCACTAAGGCCTTGTGCGCACCATGAATATCGCCTATAACAAATGTTCTCATTTTTCGTCACCAAATTTAACGCTAAAGCCCAACTGTTCCAAAAGATGGATTACATCTTTTTCTTTGTACACAATCTCGTCGTCAGTGCAATTATCACCATGATGATGGATTTGAAATAGGATGCTGCCCATTCGCGTTCGACTGGGGTATTTCTTTAAGGTATCCTCTTCCCACGTCCGGCGGTCAGAACCTATAGGGCCAAAGTAATGGTCCATCAACAGGTCACTCACGTGCCCCAAGATATGATTGTATTTCGCCGAAGTTTGCTTGGAGGCACGTATCAACACCCTTTGTTGAAGAGAAACCCAGACAAATAAAGCAATGGCAATAATCGATATTATGATCGGAAGCGAGTCGATATTCATTAAATAGGCTTTTCAATGTCATAACTCTTGAGATCAACGGCCAGCTTCTTTTCCAGCCGCACATTACGCCGACAAGCGTTCCAGACGTGGATGATGTACTTCACCCGCTCGTCACCTCGTAACTGCTCTTGATCCGATAGCTCTCTACGCATTATCCGCTCCAACGTCTGCCGCAGATAGGCGATGTTACTATCAATAATCTTCGTCATGTGGAGATCTTCACCAGAGGCAAGCTTCGTAAAAAATACCTCCGCGAAATCGGCGTCTAACCGTTGGAAGATGAACCACAACGCGGCATACATGGTATATGTCACAAAGGGGCCATCATTGTGGATAGCACGCGCCTTGGCAATAACCATCGTCAAAGTCTTTAACCGAGTCTTGTTGGACACCCATTTAATCAACGTGGGATTATCCATTTTCTCACCCTTGGGCATCGTCTTCCCCACTCTGCTGTATTCGTCCAGATACCAGATATTGCGTACCGTCGCCCCCGTCACAAATCTATCTTTTAAAATACCATGATCCTTGAGCACGTCAGCCGCAGAACGATTCACCCCCTGGTCGAGATAAATGCGAAACCTATCTTCCGGCCCAACGACAATGCTGAATTCAATCTCCAGCGGCGGCTTGCCATTTTCGAGCCGCTTTTCGTTGGCACAAAGGAAAGCCCATAACCGTTTTTGGCCATCGATGAGCCGAAAAGTGTTGCTAATAATGATTGGCTCGCCCGTCCAAGGATAATCGTCCGCGTACATGTCCTCGGCATACCGCTTAATATCCTTAAACTTAAATTCCCGATTACCTAAATTCAAGTCAAGAAGATCGGCCACCATGGCAGCATTCATCCGCAAGCGATGGATATAGCCATCTCTAATCTTTTTAACGCGCGCCACGATATCCGTCGTATGGATGTGCGGTTGCTTGATCTGACCATAGGATCGCTTATCCTGAATTCTTTCTGGGAAGGCGAGTTCGATATCTGTCATGGGTTATTAATTTTCATCGTTGTTGCTATCGGTGGCATTGGCCGACTTCAGCTCTTGCAATTGCTGCTTGGACTTGTGTTCCTTACGCACGTTCCACAGTTGATAAGTCTTTGGCAGAACAGATACTCCCTCTTTCTCTTCTTCGGTAACTTTCGCCGGAGTCACATCCATCTTAAAGGTATATCTTGAGCCCAGCAGCGTCGTATTGACTTTCTCCCCAACCGCCTCTATAGCTGTCTTTCCAAGCGTGTTGGCTAAAAATTTAAATTTAGGTTTCCCAGGGGATGGCTCCGGCATCTCTTGCACTAAATCAAGAAACAGCTTCTTGTGTTTTTCATGGTTAAACACCAGATATCCATCGCCATTATGAGTCGTCGCCAATCCATATTCCAATTGGAGATAGATTTTCGGGTTCTGCTGAAAATATTTGCCAAAAGTGATAGTGTAGCTCGCCGCCGCAACCGTCTTGCCCTTTGCTCTTAAATCGACTCGTTTGATAAGTTTATCCGGAATCTGGACCTCGATAAGAAGGTCGTAATCGATCATCTCAACAGAGGCGGGAATGACCGGGTCCATCAAGTCGAGAAGTTTAGTATAATCGTCATACGTAAACTCCAGTTTTCTCCGGGGGACAGGCTCGTCGTCACTGAACGAAGACTCTCCTTCATCATCTGAAAGGAAGGTGACAATCGGCGGCTCTTTCGCCTCTAAAGTTTGCGGGTGAACACCATTGGATTTCGTCATACTTGGCTCACCTTTAGTATTCACGGAACTCTCAAAATCCGCTACATCGGCAACGGTTTCCACTACCGCAGGCAGAGTAAGTTGAATGGATTTAGCCAACATGTCCACCTGAGCCAAAAATCTTTTCTGTGAAGTTTCTGTCATTTTCGCAGTACTGGGTAGAGCAATATGAAGCGGGTTCGGGATGTGTTCAGCAATTAACATTAGTTTCTTCAATAAGTCAAGATATTTTTTTTCCGCTTGCGCCTTTCTTCCCAATTCCACTTCGATCAACGCTTGCAAATAATTTGGCTTTTGGCCATACCGCAAGCTCATCGTGCCATACTTCTCTGAATGCAAACCGATCCAGTATCGATTATCCTCACTGACGAAGACGTGTCTATACTTTTCACGTTGCAGCTCTTCTACAAGTTGTTCCTGAAATTTCATTATAATAATTTTTCATTCTGTACCGAAAGCGTTATTTTTATCTTCCCACGGTTACTCTCGTCTCCACTTAAATCTCCCGCTCATGATCAGCCCCTTGCGTAAAAAAAAACGTAAAACAAAATCCGCTATAATAAAGGCTTCCACTCGTTTAGCAGCCGTGCAGCTTCCTTTGTCATTCGACTGGTTAAATCCTCCAACTCCTGCTTCCCCGAAGTAGTAATGCCCATAATTTTCTTTTGTTCGCTTTTCATATAAGCAATCTCCTCAAACAGCACGATGAGCGCTCCCTCAAACCGGCAACTCCTTTCTACGTGATCCCGGAACAATGTTTTTAGATTTGGAATTGAAATATCTTTCGTCCCCGTGAGGATTAAAGCGAACTTGGTTCGGAATCGCGTTAATACTTTTTTCGGTACCGGCTTGCCTTCTCTTTCATCTTTCAGCAGCATGCTCAGATAATTCCGGTGAATTTCTATCTCATCTGCAATCTGAGCTTGGGTCTTACCGGTAGCCACAACTTTGGCGATTCCATCCCCGAAGGGTAGTTTCTTTTTCATTCCATTAATGTTTCGTGATTATTGTTTACTTTTTTTCAGCGCTAAAGCGGGAATCCTTGCGCTATCTCTAAATATAAATTTTTATACTGTCGGTATAAAATTTTATACTAGGTTTGTACTATCCCCTGCAATATAGACTGTACAACGAACAGTACAAAATTTTTTCATGAAAACTTTCAAAAGTCGGCATGAGCACCTGTCTGCCGAAGAGATGCGTATTCTCCAGGCTATCAACCAGGGGTATGGCAACTTCACGGGCAATGCTATGGAGGTGGGACTACACAAAAACACTTATCGATACATCCTTCGACGAGGGTCGGGTAGGCGTGAGAACATCCAGAAAATCAGAGCAGTATTGTTAAAGCATCCTCAATATGAAAGTGATCCATCTGAACAGAGCCAAGATCCAGCAGGATCGGAAAGTTGATGAGCTCGCCGACCAGCTGCGGAGCCGATTGAGGGCGCAGGCGAGGCGTCGCGTACAACAATATTTGCAGCCCAACGAACCAATACAACGTACAACATATGGTACAACACACGAGACAATTTGATTTTGCCTGGAACGGGCTGTTCGTTTATTGCACAGCGACCCTTTATCCTGACGGCTCTCTCCAAAAGATCGACGTCGATTATGTCATCGAAGGAATAAAAGAGTGGCGATGGTTATTGGAAGAAACGAATAGCCCTGTCGTGCGACTCGTTCGCATGAAAATGATGGCGCAAATCAAATTGACAGCTGCCAAAATGATTGCTTCGATTATCTCCCCTGCGTTCGATACCTACGAATTTACTTTTTAAATCAATACTCTTCTTTATGTCTACAGCGCCCGCCATTCAAAGCAATGGTGTCTTAGAAAATCTTGTCCTTGCTGGCGACCTCAGCAAGATGACTGATCAGCAGAAGGTCGTTTATTACAAACAATTCTGCGATAGCCTCGGAGTGAACCCGCTGACGCAACCCTTTCGGATCATGAAGTTCCAAGGTAAGGAGATCATGTATGCGACGAAAGATGCGACCGATCAACTGCGGAAGCGGGATGGCATTAGCATCACCGACGCAACAACCGAGCGGATAGAAGATGTCCTCTTCGTTACCGTGAAGGGAAAGAATAAAGATGGACGCACCGATGTCGAGGTCGGTGCTGTGTACGTCGGTGGCCTAAAGGGTGAACCACTCGCCAACGCGCACATGAAGGCGCTGACGAAGAGCAAGCGCCGGTTGACATTGTCGATCGTAGGGCTGGGCATGCCGGATGAATCGGAAATCGAAACAATCGACGTCAACGCCGTTACGGTGGACTTTCCCGAAGCAGCGAAGCGCACCGTATCAGAGGGCGCCTTCGGCAGCGCAGTAGAGCGGGTCAAAGCGGGTGAAATTGATTTGATCAATAAGATGCGCACAGAATTCCGCTTAACCGATCAGCAGCTGGCCACTCTGGTGAAGCTCGAAGACCAAAACATTATTAAGCATGACGCCTAGAGAACAAGAGGGCTGCTTTTTTATGTCCATTGCCTTTTTCGCAGCGGTACTTATCACATTAATCTTACATCTTTTATTATGAACGAAGTATTTGAAATGGAGATCCATGGCCGGGTTATTCGTGGTGACCGCGCTCTCATGGACAGATTGATCGAGCACTATACGCCGAGGCTCTATATTATCAAACCAAGTAAAATGAACGACCATGCAGCATTTAGTCAAGCACCGGCCACAGCATTGCCGGCTGGCGACGGGGGAAGAATTGAAGGGGGAAGTGCCGACCATTGATCAGCGCCTAGAATATCTCTTCGGCCTCGACATCCCGCACGAGCTATCCCATAGGGAAAACGTCATGGAGATGATCTTTCCGTCCGACCGGTCACTTCAAACAGGCGACGAGCTTGTCAACGAGTATGACAAGTCTGTGATTGTCACAGAGATCTTAGAACGTCGAAAGGCTAGGGGCGACTGGGGGAAGAATCCTTACGATACCGCGCCCGACTTTGTCCGGGTTCAATTCTTTTAAACACACACGTCACAAGGTTTCACGTGAAATGTACAATGATACAATGAACAGTACAAAAGATGGATGGAAAGCGCAGTATAAGCGGCTGTATCAAGAGCACCGGAAACGAAACTATCCCATGGGTTACCGGGACTTCCCCGACATGGAGCCGAAAATGCCCAGCGAAAAAAAAGCGAACGGCCTAACCCAGCTTATTATTAAGTTCCTGGAGTGGAGTGGTCACTATGCCAATCGCATCAGCACCCAAGGGCAGGCTAGGATACACAAGATTCCAAAGTATAATCTTTCCTCCGAAACCATTCAATATAGCCAGTCGGTGCAATGGACGAAAGGAAACACGAAGAAGGGCACTCCGGATATCAGCGCCGTTATTTATGGGATGTCCGTTTGGATAGAGGTCAAGGTAGGCAAAGACAAGATGAGTGAGGCCCAAGTAGAACAAAAGCAAAAGCTCCAACAGGCTGGCGCGTATTATTTCGTGGCCCATGACATGCAGAGCTTTTGCGATTGGTACTATCAACTTATAGAACCGAAAGACCCAGACAGATATACGACGCTAGAAGGTTACGAATAACATTGACTAACTCATCTCTACATACATATGCACGATTCTCTCAGCGCCGTCTGGCAAGAAGTCACCGACTTGCTCGCGGCTGGGGTCTCGATTATCCCCGTCAGAGACAGAGAGCAGGACGGAAAGCCGCCGAAGACGCCCTACTTCCAATGGAAGCAATTCCAGGAGCGCATCATTCAGCCCGACGAGCTATGGCACGCTATGGAAGTCTACAATACATCAGCCGTCGCTATCGTTTGCGGGCGGGTCTCTGGCAACTTAGAAGCTATCGATATCGATGTAAAGAATTGGCCCGGCATCGACGCTATATTGTTTGCTCTAATAAAGGACCTATATCCCGATATCTGGAGCGGTTTCAGAATTCATGCGACGCCTTCTGGTGGCTTCCATTTACTTTACCGAACGGGAAATCCTACTGGAGTTGGAAATCTCAAGCTCGCAACAAAAGAAGATTGCAAAGAGGCCGGGATTGAAACAAGAGGAGAAGGCGGCTATATTGTAGCTCCGCCGTCATTGGGCTATACGATTTATCAAAATAATCCGATTCCTACGATAACTAACGAGCAGCGGGAGAGCCTGATCAATCTCTGTCGCAGCCTAAACCAAAAGATCAAGATTGACAAGCCGGATGGAGTCAAATCAGAGGACCACTACTACGATGAAAACCCTTTTGTTCATTATAATGGCAGTGGAGCAGGTGAAACGGTGCTCTTGGACCATGGATGGACGAAAGCAAAAAGCGGCAACAGTCACTATCACTATTTTACCCGTCCTGGGAAAGCAAAAGGGATTTCCGCAAGCTTCAACCGGCAGACCAGGTTATATTTCATCTTTACTTCTTCGACGGAATTCGAGCCCGCCACCGGTTACAATCCAGCGACCGTCCTTGCTAAACTTCAGTTCGGTGGGGACAAAAAAGCGGCCTATCAGTACTTGGTCAGTAATGGCTATGGCAAGATTAAGCCGGGGATCGAAAGAAAGCTCGTTCAGCGCGCTAAGGAGTTGCCTCCTAACGCGAGTCCCGAAGCGAAGGTGCTTTATCTGGAGACGCGGTCGCAGCAAGACAGGCAGTACCCACACGGCACCTATTGGGACGTCTCGGACAAAGGGGTGGTCACGATCAACCGGGAAAAGCTTTATTATGTCTCGGAAAAGATCGGCTATCGCTTGTACAAAGACCGGCTGGTATTGCAGGAAGGATACAAGGTATCCGAACGATCCGAGCGCGAGTATTACGATCATGTTAAGCAGTATATCGGTCGTGATGAGGCGGTACAGAACGCGTTCGAGGCTTTCATTCAGCGCGCCGGCAATTTTACCATCACGAGATTGCCCCTGCTAGGCGATGACCAGATACTGCGCAGTACAAAAACGGTGGGGTATAAATTCTTTTCAGATGGCTATGTCACGATTTCGGCGACGGATATCACAACCCATTCCTACGATGATCTCAACGGCCGGCTGATCTGGAAGGCGCAGATCTGTGAGCGACCGTTTACATTGCTGGAGCAGATCGATCCGCAAGGCCTGTATTATGAATTCCTGTCCCTGGCGGTAAGTATCTCCAGCTATCTTTGGCGAATCATTGGCTACCTGACACACGAATACAAGGATGAGAGCCAGGCCTATATCATTGTGCTGATTGAACAATGTCCTGATCCCAAGCAGGGCGGGGGCACCGGGAAGAACCTTTTCGTCAACCTGCTAGGCCATACGACTACGCTCAAAAATGTGTCCGGCGCCCAGGTGCAGCTGAACGAAAAATTCCTCCAGGTCTGGAACTACGAGCGGGTCTTTGCGATCAATGATATTCCTCGGAAGTTCAACTTTGGCTTCTTAAAGGAACCAGCTGGAGGATCGGCCACGCTAAAGAAGTTGTTTAAGGATGAACGAACGATACCCGTCCACGAGATGCCCAAGTTTATTCTCTCCAGCAACTATTCCTTCGATGCTTCCGATGGCGGCTTGAAGCGCCGAATCATCCCGCTGGAGTTTTCTCCTTTCTTCACGCGCGTAGGCGGCGTGGATGTCCACTTCGGAAAGCTCTTCCCCTACGAATGGTCAGCCGAGGACTGGCTCCAGTACGATAACATCATCGTCCGGTCGATTCAGCATTACCTCAAAGGCGGCGGGAAGCTCTTCCCGATGCCGCTTACGGAAGATGGCTGGCTAAAGCAATTCGACATGATCCATATGCAGCTGACGCGAGAGTTTATTCAGCAGCACTGGGACACCTGGCTGCAACTCCGTTTCGTCAGCAATGAAGTCTTCAAGGAGCACTACGGAAAGTTTTGTGTCGCTAACAACATTAATTTCAAGTTTCAGCTCTCCAGTGCGCGGATGACCTACGCACTGGAAGACTGGTGTGCGCACTACAAGGTAAAGTTTACCAGAGATCACTCCATCCGGGAGCTATTGGATACCCAACGGGGGCGGCTATTCGAATACGAGAAGGCGCCGTTTTAAAAGAAACGGGCCTACCGAAAAATAAAAAGCCAGCCCAAAAGCTGTCTTTATTACCGACCAGGGACACCCCAATCCGCAAATCCAGCCCTCTTCTTTGGCGATCAGGATGCCTTGATCAGGACGTGCGCCACGATCACAGTCCTGGTAGCTGCAACAGGTAAACGGGTGTACGTAGCCCGATTGCTGATACTCGTTTAGCGCCTTCACCTGCTCAGGTGTAAACGGCGCATGGATTTTAGAGCTCATATATTACCATTTGAATTTTGCACCTCTTCGCTTTAACTCCATCGTCGGCAACGGCGGCAGCAGTTTGTCCGGCCTTGTCTTAAGGATTACGCATAACTTCAAAATGTCTTCCAACACCGGCCGTTGCCTACCTGCCTCAATATTGATAATAGAGATGCGAGACATATCCATTAAGTCGGCGAGATCCTCTTGACGTATATGCAGCCGCTTGCGCGCCGCTCGAACATTCTTGCCGAACTGCTCGATGACCTTCGGGTATCTCGTTCCGCTACGCATCGGGCTTCTGGTTTGTCTTTTCGCCAAAGACGAATGTTGTTAATTTTTTCATAACCTCTGGATCGAACGCGTATCCCAGTTTTCGTGCGACGAGGACAACCCTTTTGACGGTTTCTTTAGCAACGCCATGGATGTCCCCTTTTCTAATCTTGTACACCATACTGGGGCTTACGTTCGCCTTTGCAGCGATAGCGATGGCGCTAACCTCTCTTTTGGGTTTAATGATGATTGGCATTCTTTGGTGGCTAAGAACAACCTGCCTCATGAGGGTTAGACAATCGTGCTTATATTCCAATGCATCGGCGGCTTCTACTACTTTTGCCAACAAATCAATAGAATAGATTCGCCACCCACCGCGTAAAATATGGGATATCGTTTGTGATGTGCAGCCAGCTTTCTCGGCTATCATGGCTTGTGTTGTTTTTTGTTTATCCATATGCATTAGATTAATTTTAAAGCATGTAGCAACGCCCCTTCGCGGGCGAGTTCGTGCGATGACTCAATGCTTCTTTTGGATTTCCAATCTACTTCCGCTGGCAGCACGGAGTGCTCAACCTCTTCTCCCAATTGAAAAAGACCATATGTCCAAGTACCATTACTATGTGGGTAGGCCGTTGCCTGTATCCCATGCTTCTCCCGCAACCATCGCTCCAGCAGATCCTGGGTCGGACACGCAATGATGTACTCCGGAAGGTTGCTGTTGGTTGTGGGGTCTTCTTCCCTCGTGCGCGCCATCGACTCCTTAATGGTAGTCGGGATGCTCAGCGGCAGCGGTCGGGCAAGCAGATCAAGCACTAGCTTGGCCTCTCCATCCTGCACCCGATAGACGTAGGCGCAGGGCTCATCGAATCCCTTAGCGCGGGCGAGTTTCGCGGTCTCAAACGTAACGAGTTCTTCTTGCATATCAGTTGGGATGAATGGGTGGCAGCGCTTCGCTCCCCTCAATCTTGCGTGCGAAGTGGGAGGCAAGCGAGAAGCGGGCGAGGATCTTGTCGATACAGCCCGGATGGTTCCGTAAGTAATCGTAAAACCTGCTGATGTTGCATGCGCCCGACTCCTCATACATTACTTTCAATTCCTTCATGAATAAGCCAAACACGGCCGGAGTGGAACAGGATGCTGTCTCGTAGAAGGCTAGCTCGCCACCGGTAACCCCGATGATGTAGGCGCAATAATACGTCAGGCAGTTGTCACATAACCGATCCTTACCGCGATAGCCAAAGAGGGAGAATATCAACTCTAGCGCTAGCCTATCATCTTGCTCAATCATGCGAATACTTTTTACCGTGAGGATAGATGCCCAGCCACTTCTTGATCTTGTACACAAGCATATACCACCACCAATATTTCAACATCTTTTGCCCTATCTTGTCGTAGACCACCTTGTCGGCCAGATCCCTTGGCGTCAGTTGCCCCTGCTGCTCGCGATCGCTGTAGCGCCAGATGTTCACCGCCATCGCGATCGCGGGGACCTGACGCTCGGCGGCATCCAGCTTCGCTTGTGTCGCTTCTGGCAACGCCAACCAGATCGCCCGTTGCTGACCATCGCTCAATAGTGCGTAATAGTTGAAACAGCTGGAGTTTCGCAAACCTTCATCTTGGTCACCACTCCGCTTAGGGAAAGCCAGCAGCGTTCGTTCGAACTGTTCGAGCGAGTAAGGATGCGACCGCAACAGCTCGGGCTCAGCCGGAGGTGGCGGGCCTTCCTTCAGCCGCTGCTGCTCAGCCAGGACTAGTTGGATCGCTTCTTCCGTATACTTGCCAAAGGCCTTCGTGCACTTATACACTTTGGCAAGCTGCGGGAGCGGCAGCTGCTTCATGAGCCGACCGTACTCTTCGTCAGGCAACAACTTGAACCGCTCCGAGAGCTCGATCAGCCGTTCCTTCGGCACCTCGGCGTACTGCGGATCTTTGGTGACGAGGCCGATCACCAATAGAAACTCTTCATAGCTCATCGTTTCTTTCATATGATGTGAGTTTATTTGTCCTCGTGTTCGATAATCCATAGGTCGGTTACCATTTCTTCCTGGTCGCAGTCCATCGCAGCGATTTGCCAACCAGCTGCCTCCAGCGTAGCTACTAGGCCATCCAATATTCCTTTGCGATCGGTGCCAAATTTCGTGGCCAGCAGCAGGTTGATGAATCCGATTACCAGTTTCGTTCCTTCTTTATCGAGTTGGTAGGTCATAGCTTAATCTCTAGGTGCCGGCCATCCATATCCCAGCGGTAGCGTTGCTGGAGCTCGTGCAGATAATGGATCTCGAATGTCAATCATATGTTAAGCTTTAGGGGCTTGCCCACCTGCCACCTATACATTTGTTGTAGCTCGTGGACGTAGCGAAGTTTCTTCATGAAGCCTGGGTTGTTTTGTCCGAAGGTGATCTCTCCAGCGCCATAGACCTCCTCCCCGATCGTGGTATCGTCTATCCAAAACTTAACAAAGTACGTATTGGGACCATTCGTTTCGTTATACCGAATGCCGTTAGGGACCAAATCCGGAAACCAACCTATGTCAAGCACGAACCTCGGCAGGAGCGGCAGCGGCTGGATCAACTCCGAAGCGGCAAAGCACCATCCTTTTCGGGTGAACACCCGCTCCTGGACGACTCCCTCAACCATCATAGGCGCGCCGTCACGGAGTATCCAGCTGCCATAGGATAATTCGGTAATGTCAATCATACCGGTAAGTGTTTTCTGTGCGTCCAATAGTAGATATTCTGTAGTTCGTGCAGGTATTGAATCGGCTGACCGCCCTTCGCATCCACCCACTTGATTTGGCCGTCTTCATTGAACACAAGCCAGTCGTCACTATACCGCTTGGGAGCGCAAACCGTCATCCCGGCCATGCTTTCGCCGGCGATCCAGCCCATCTTCTGCATCAGGTCAATCGTCAGGGGGATACCCTCAGTTTCCTCTACCGAGGGGATATGGTTTTCTCCGGACCTGGTTTCGATCGTCAGATGGATTGGACCGATTAAGACCAGCTTGACCTGCTCCCCTCTATACAGCAGCAGATTCCCATACATTAAATCATCTAAACAGACCATAGGATTGCACAATGAATGATACAATGAATAGATACAAGAATAGCACAATTTTAACCAACTACCAAGGGTCTCAGCTGTCTTTTTCGGGATCGGGGTCTGCGCCCTCCGATGGCCCTGTGAGCGATTTTAAGCCGAATTGCCGGACTTTCTCCGCCGCCTCGATCTCTATGCCGACCGAGTTGCCGATCGAGCCGTCACGCCGCGTATAGGTCCGGTAGGTAACCGCCCCCTTCATCTTGACTAGGGACCGGGCGGTCAGCTCCTGGATCTCGTAGCCCTTGGGGTTGGTCCAGGTGCAGCTGATCCAAAGCGGCTTGCCAGAGATCTTGCGGCCCTCCCGGTCAAAGGCGACCGGGGTATGGACCGCCGTAAAATTCCAGATCGCCTGATTGCCTTCGATCGTTAGATGGGGAGCTTCCTTGATCACAGCCGTGACCTGCCAATTATTCATATTGGATTTGGTTTTTATGGTTACAGTAATGGATAACCGAACTAACGGTCCCGGTTACCCACCAAAAAAGGGGGGGTAAAAATAGGCCCAAAAATGCCGATTTTCAACCGGATTTTAGCAATAGTAATCAGAGAGTTAGGAGGGTTTTTTGATCGATGGTTGCCTATGCAACCAAAAAAAACAGCGTCTATATATACCGTTAAAGGGGGTTTCTGGAACCCGCGCCCAGACTGGTTTGTTTCAAAATACACAGGAATGTTTCAAAATCAACATGTTTTGTGACAAAAAACACACATTTTGTTACAAAAAAAACAAGGCAAATCTAACAGTGTTAACCCACGCCCAGCTTGTTTTAGCTGGCAAACAGTACAAAAGTTGTGACAAAAAAAACAGCCATTCAACGCGAGCAAATAAAAATATTTTTTTTCAAAAAAAAATTGGTCGAATAAGACACTACTACTTTTACATATTTATACCTATTGCTTTATTCGTTCCTTTACGCGTTATTGTCGTGTTTTTTTTGAAACAGCTCTTTTTTTTTCATCTATATACTTCTAATTTAAATCAATAGATGTTCCAAAATAAACAAGAAAAATAAAGGTAGGGAAAGATAAGTGAATGTAAAAGAATTTTTTGGTGTTCCGAAAAAAACATGTGTAATTTGTAACAGTGCTTGTTTATTCTGTACATGTTGTATCATCCGTTGTGCGGTCCATTGTGCGATGATACAAAAGGTAACGCTAACAATACAACGCACGGTACAATAGGATTTTTTGTAATTTGAGAACAGTACAACAGATAGAACAAAATTTTTTCCATGCAAAATTTGTTACAGCTCTCTTTGACTTTCCGAAATGACCCCCAAATGCACATGGGGACCCTCCTAAAATGCGAGTGCGGATGGCAGGGACCCCTCAAAGAAGCCACCGAAGTCCTCTATAAGAAGCGCGACGGCAGTATTGAAGCCTGTCACTATGTCTGCAAACGCAAGGAGTGTATGAAGATATTAGCCGAGGATGCAATCAAAACGCCCATCTCCCTGATCGATCAGGCCAACCAAACCTGGCTCCCGGCATCGGAGCGCGACGAACCATGACCTACTATATATTGGTATGCGGCTCGACCGAATATAGCGACTACCCCCGCCTCGAACGCGTGCTCTCCGACGAGATCCCGCTCGCTCTCCAGCGGTGCCCCACAGGCGAAACCGTGACTATCGCCATCGTCCACGGCGACGCCCCCGGCGCCGATCGCCTGGCCGACCGCTACGCCAAGAAACACAACCACTTACCCATCCCCTTCCCAGCCAACTGGAAACGCTTCGACCGCAAAGCCGGTCCCATCCGCAACTCCGAAATGGCCGCGTTCCTGAAGAACAAACTACCCTACGTCTCCGCCATCGCCTTCTGGGATGGCTACACCCCAGGCACCGAAGACATGCTCGAAAAAATCAGCAAGGTCCTTCGCCTTCCGGTCCGAAGAGAGTACTTTTAACGGCACAATAAACAATACAACAGATGGAACAATCAATGGAACTAAAAATTACGGCGGGCGGATCGATGCTCTTTGAGCGAATAAGCCATCAACGAACTAGTGTATGGGTCAGCACCTGCAAATAACGCATGCCGGCGTAGAGCTCACCCTTGGTGAAGCCAAGTTCTTGCGATTGGTCTGTACGCAGATGACGTATTACCAAATGGCTTATTTCTTGGGCAAGAGTCCGCACACGATCGATGGCTATCGTGATCACTTGTTCCATAAGCTGAACGTGCGTAGAAGATCCGGCCTGATCATGTGGGCTATTAAGACAGGTTACTTGCAAACGAAACACGGTATAATAAAAGGATTATGACGATTAGAGAAGTGCTCGACCGGTATTGGGAGGGGGAGATCAACCTGGAAGCAGCGTTCACGCTGCTGGCTGAAGAGGGGTTTTGCCCTGCATTAATCAATGATGATTATGGACTCTGGGCGGTAGAATTAGGATCGGGGTATCAACAAGTGCCGAACATCCCTGGTGAGCCATCCACTATTACTACAACGTTCTTTATCGAGAAGGAGTACTGGCAGAAGACGATTACCGACGCTTTTGTTTACGCATTAAGACAGGCATTATGAATAAGGTAAAATTTACGCTGTCCGCCACGTTATTGACGACGCCTGATTTTAAACAAGGCACCATCGAAATCGATATCAAATCTGACAGCGCAGAAGTCGAGGAGAAGATAGGTAATGATGCGGAATTTGCCATCATGGCAGCTATCAATGTCTTAGCGGCAGCGATGGCCTCCGTGATCCAACAGGGAGCATCTAATGGCATGGACGCTAAGGATGCGTTGAAACTAAAATCCTTTAAAACGATTTCCGTGTTCGTTGACATGCACACCAAAACCGCTTGGATGAAAAGATCAAAATCATGATACGACTACCACTCATCTGGTTGCTCCTGGCTGTCTGCGCTCCGCCAGCATCGAAGTACCACGCATTCCAGGTCTTTGAAGGCAAAGGCTTCGTTAACCTGACGGACGTTACCTATCGCGAATGCAGCGTGGAAGTAACCTTCGCGAGCGATAAATTTACGCTGGGTAGCCAGGCGTATCACATAGACTATACCGAGAAGTTCGGCGATTCCAACTTGTCATACTTCGGCCATCGGATGGTAAAGGGCGAACGCGTACAGTGTTCGTTCATCCCATTGCCACCGGAGCAGAATAAGCCATGGACGCTGCTCTTTACATGGCAAGATAGCCTTAAAGCCTTTCACGCAAATGTTATAACACCATGAAGCTTACATCCAATAAAGCATGTAAGGAGGCACTGGCCTGGGTAGAAGAAAACTTTCAGAGCCAGCCAGGGGAACCCGGTTATGAACAGCTGGATATGTTCGCGAATGCTATAGTAGAATGGGAGAATAAACATTATCCGATAGAATGGCCCAAGGTGAAGATATCATCGATCATCAGTCGGAACAGAGACGCGAAGCTACGGCATGAACTGGGGTTGCGCCCGGAGCGGCAATGGCAGCGTATGAAAAGGCGTCGTAGCAAGAGTTGGTTGGTGCGAACGATGACGGTTGCGTGGCATTTCAAGCTGTATGGTTTCTGGGAAAGGAAGACAAAGTTTATATTTTCGCAAGATCCTAATGAGTATATTAACAACAACATATGAGGACATCAGCCATCATCAGAAGGAATAGAGCTGACCACGCCGGCATCGACTTAAAGGGCGATGCCAGATTTATGCGATATAGAAAGAAAATCTTCAGTAAACATAAAGAGTGGATTTTATGGCGAAGACGATATGCGTTCAAGCGAGCATGGTATAAATCTCTATACGAGCGCCGCCGTCTACCCATGTGATAATATCTTGGAAAGCCGGGGCCAACGCGCTGGGGGAAAACGCGTTAGTTTTGACCGGGTGGGGTCGGATTTTTCGATTTGGGGGGAATTCCTTACCTTTGATTGAGGCGCGGGATCGGTGTGATTTTGGGTTATAATTATTGTTATGTTAAATAGACCTTGACCGAGGCCGTTAGCCCCCTCCCCTACCCCACCGAATTCGCTAAAAATCCCAAGAAATTCAGGCTTACACAAAATAGTTGTTATTCTCCTGTTTTGTACTGTTTGTTGTACAATTCATATTACAAATCTTTGTAACACAATGTCGCCAATCGATTATGCTGCATTCACCGTGCAAGCTATAAGGGACCGCAACGGCGGCTTGATTCGTCTTAGTTTCACTCAGCTGGACATGGAGGTGTTGCATGCATTGATGCGGTTCGGTCGCGGCATGCGCATAGCGGAGATAGCGCGCGAGACGCGTGGGTTTGTGCATCGCAATACTCTCCTTTGGTCATTGGACCGGTTGATAAAAGATAAGCACGTTGTTAAGACAGGGCTTAATCAACGGCGTTATGTATACTACTCCATCACTCTCGAGGGTCGCGCTGTCTTGGACGATCTTAACGCGCGGATCATTGCCTTAGCGCATGCGGCGATGGGTGTACCGATACCAGAAGATAACAAGTAACACTAGTGTCATAGGGGTTAATAACAGATGCCTACCAAGTTGGTAGGCATCGTTGTTTATACACATGAGAAGAGCGACGAAACAAAAATGTCCAGCGGCATCGGCTGGACATGCTCTAATCAAAAGACCATAACCAGTAAACCTTATCCTATGAGGGACAAGTTAAGAATTTCCTCCATTCCACCCAATTTTTTTTGTACAATCTGTTGTACATTGTGTTGTGCTATGCGAATAGGGATAACGTATAGTATACCAAGGTTTTGCATGGGTTTCTCAAGTTTTTTGGCTCTCATGGTTTCTGGGTAATTATTATATTTTCTTGGGTGAACACCCGGTGAACACTTGTTCACCCGGATTATTTAGCATAGCTTTGTCTTCAGAAGCGGGATCAATCCCGCACCTACTGGAATTTCAGCTGGTATCTCCTTTGTGTGTACATCCGATAGCTCACCACGTTCATCGCTTGCATGTCTATGCTGTTTATGCGATATAGGGTATAACACCCCGCCAACGTGGAAGAGGGTCGGACCTCTTCAGCGTGCTGCAACCAACGGGCCGAACGTGTGGGATAAGGTGTACGGCATAGCACAGATTAACGGGGATCACTCTTTACAAGCTCTACCGACGAACCGCGTAGCTTGCACAAGGGGCGAGCCCTTGAAGAGTGCTAAAATTGACAACTATGTTTACTCAACAAGAAAGGGACCTCATGCAGGCGGCTATAGCCTCACATCTACTTTACTTATACGATACTCGGGCTATGACTTTAGAACAAAAAGAAGCGGAACGTGATAAGGTGAGAGCGCTATCAGCAAAGATTGACGCAACCGCTAATAAGGGACCATATAAGCCGATTACGTTAGTCCTAGACCACATCGGATGCCTTCATATGTTTGCGGGCGATGTTCATCCAACTGGCCGGGATCATCCGAAGGTTAATGGCCGCGAAGCGGTAACGTTTATCCAGCGGCAAGAGGACATTGAGGGTATAATGGAGTATCTAACAGATGACGAACAAGAGAATTTAAGCGGTGGTAATCCGGTTCGTACAACGTACGTTCCGGATTACTATATCATTCCCGTTCAATCCTAACCCCTCATTGCATAACGGCAATCTGCGTAGTTCGAGACTGCGCAGGGGTGCTAAACTTACACACATGAAAAAGATAGACGGAACTTCCCCTAAGCGTAATAGGTTTACCAACCTTGAACAGGTCGCGCGGTTGCTTCTCAAAAGACTGATATCTTTCACCTATACACCTGCTTGTATTGTAGTCACTGATTCGGATAAGAGCGAAATGGCGTTTTACACAGCCACCTATGATTTTGAAACCAAAGAAGTAGTATTAATGATGGGTGCAAGCTATATAGCGGAAAAGCATTACATAGAAATCAAGCATAGTGATGCGGTATTATACATTGAACGCGCGAAGTAAGTCATTTCAGGGCTTCGATACTTAACACAGGGACCGCATGTCTATGCGGTCCTTTACTATTATAAACAACATTTAAATATATGGACGCACTAAATGAGTTTATCCTAATCATCGCATCGGTTGCCGGGTTGGGCACGCTGATCTTTATGTATGGCTTCTTTAAGGACTGCGAAGAGTCTGACAACACTTCCCCGCGTGGTTAAAGGCCACCGTTAGCGGTCAGCGCGCTAACGGGGAGCACTGCCTTACGGCAAGAATTCGAACTAAAAACAGATCATTATGAAACACTTCTTTCAAGTGGACAATGACCACGTAGATCGTGTTCGGGAGATTGCGATGAAAAGCGCGCTACACATTGGAATCAGTAAGGAATGGGATACAAAGACGGATATGTATGTTACTAGTCTTCCCAATGAAGCCGATACGCTGATTAAGAGGCTTAAACGAAATGGCATTAGCGCGCGCATTTATAAGCGCATCGACTACGCGAACTAAAAACAACTATATGACAAAAGTTAAAACGAACGAGCAGCGCTTTCGCGCGCTGCTCAACGATTTGGGACCGTTTGGCGCGGCTATACTACGGGAGCGCATGATGAACATGGTACAGTATAATCGCGATGCCATTGAGAAAGACCCGGAGTCTTTCAACAATCCGCTCTTCAACCACACACACTATTCGGCATTGTGTGACAAGATTGAAAAGCACCTGGGTTTCGAAGAGTAACCCGGCCATCCCTTGGGTCAGGCCTATGCTGTTCGAATCAGCGAAGGGAGCGAACTAAAAACAAGATGTATGTCCGATTTATTCATGTGGTTGCTGTTAGTCGGCTTCTATGCCGTGCTGATGCAGTTTCCCGGTTATAAACCTAAAAGACGTAAGGTATGAGCTTGTATGTAGTGGAACTGGTAAACGGTGATATCGTTACCGTTTACGCGGATAGTGAGCAGGATGCAGCAGAGCAAGTGTAGGACACGGACCGCGTAGGCGGCGCAATGGACCGGTTAATGCCGGTCCTTTCTTTGTAACTAATATCTATTTATATGGAGAAGATTCTACTGATCGATGCGAACAGGGGTATTTATATCCCGCAGGAGTTTGCCAAGGCTTACGGGGAGCAATTCACCGGAACTTCATTAGAAGAGGATATAGCGATACTTCTGGAAGGTCCCGACCATGCTGAATACAATGAGGCAATGGACGAAATTCTCCTGAAGGGAGGGCTAATATTAGATGGGAAAAAGTACAGGATTGACCAGGACGGTGACTTATGGGCGGTCCCTGAAGGGTATGAAGAACCGGAAGAGGCCTCGTAACCACCATCCCCGATCCCGTTTTGGACATTCAACGCATTTTAGAATATTAACGGAAAATCAATCAACATGAAAGTAATAACTATTACGGGGAACGTTCCCGGCAAGGTGATTTTTAACTTAGAAGGTTTAACACAATTGCAAATAGCGTCCCTCTATAATGCATTAGAGGATGCTATTGCAAAAGAGCTATTCCATAATCCGACAAGGGGCGAATTGCTGAAACAGTTGCATGAAGCTATCGCCCCTTACTTATAGGTTAACTGACGAGTCTTGAATAGACGAAAGGGGGCAACCCCTCTTAACCAAAAGACAGCCGCAGTCTATAACAGGCGGGCCAATGTTATGAACAAGAAAAATTACCGGACCGTACGGACCAAGGTGTATCAATTTGATGCGCTGAGCGATAAGGCGAAGAAAAAAGCCATAGAGCAATGCCGCTACTTCAATGTTGATGGCGAGTGGTGGGAGTTTATCTACGATGATTTCAAGCGGATTTGCGAAACCGTTGGCGTCGACGTTGATTTAAAGAAAACCCACTTCCGTTTCTCAAGTCAGGGGGACGGGGCTGCGTTTACAGCGGATGTTGATTTGTTCAAGCTGATCGACGGCATTAACGGGGAGGCATGGCGGCAAGAGGCGCCCAACTTGGACAAGGAAAATAACTTTACTCCTCCTCATTGCAGCGTAGATCGGCGGGTATTGGATTTGATCAAACGGGACTGGATTAGTTTCACGGTGAACCTTGAAGCGAAGGACCGGCCTTATCATACAAAGGCAGATATCGAGTACGATTACACTCAGGATTCGTGCGGGTCCTATGAGAACATTGAGAACCAGCTGGACTTATTATACCTATGGGTCAAAGACGTTGTCATCGAATTGAACCATTTGCTATATCGCATCCTAAAACGTGAATACGAATGGCGGACGAGCGATGAAGCGGTCATTGAAACGATCAAGGCCAACGAATATGAGTTTCTGGCTGATGGCAAACGCTTTTAACCCTACATGGTGCAACGCCCCGGATCGTCGCCGGGGTAGGTTCGAACTAAAAACAAGTGTATGGAAACTCTACCGATGATCCCGAAGGATCAACTTATTTGCAAGAGTCATGCGGCATCGATGCTCATGATCTTTACGGAACGGCATTTCAAGGACCTCGTTTTGCACATTTATGAACGGGCTAAGAAGAACCAGGAACGATGGCTTTATTACAACCTTGTGAATATCCTTCTTTACAGGGTGACGAACGAATGGGTCGATCAAATGGAGGCCGTTGAAATGGATGCTACCCTTATCCGCGAAATGTCCGTCAGCGATCAGGAGGAGTACGTAAGAGTGTATGAAAACAGGTATTCGCATTGGTTGCGATATGGTGTCTTAATGCCATAACCACGCTTGGAGCTTGCAAGGGATCGTTTCCCTTGCGTGGTTCGAACTAAAAACAAGTGTATGAAAAAGCAAAATGCTACAGGTGTAAGCCTGTTTATCTTCACGGCGGTTGTTATGATCGGGTTTGCCCTGACTATTTATTCCATCAACGCTGCGTTGTGGGTGTATTCCCCGGGCCGGTAGAGCGACTTCTACGATCGTTTAGTTTTATCCATGCGACCTCAATCGGTCGCTTTAAAGGACCGGGTTTCTACCCGGTCCACATTTTCCCTACGGATCATAACGATGCCGTGCTATTCGATTAGGATAGGGACCGAACTAAAAACACATAATATGACACCCGAACAGTTCGAAAAGTACATTAGCATTAAGCTACAGGAAAGTAAGCTAACTCAAAAGCGACTCGAAGAAAATTGCGCATTATTTGTTGATGTGACAAAGATTGCCCTTGAGATAATGCTACACGCTGGCATATCAAAACTTCACGCGCTAACGGCAATGTATGGTCCCTTTATGGATTCTAAGTGTGAAGGCGAGGTGAATTTTTGGTGGACAGGATACATCCAAATGTATGACAGCTGTAAAATCCGCTATTCTATTGAGCTTGCCCGGCAATGGGTTAACGGCAACCAATGGTGCGAGGTGGGCATGAAGTACCCGACCTTTGATAAGGCGAAGTTCGTAAAGCGCTTTAAGCTCCAATATGTCGGACTGTATCCGGCTGATGGCGTTGAGTATGAGGTTTGGGAGAATCCGGGCCGGACCATGATGTGGTCATGTAGTCCAGGGAGCTTCGGTAAGGGAGGATACGCGGGCCTTGTCTTCGATACGTTTGATAGCGCGTATCAGTTCGTACAGTGGTTTATGTCTTCGCCTACTCACTATGTGAAAGACATCGATGTCTTTCACAATGGACTGGGCGGCCTCGGTGTTGAGCAGTACAAAACCATCCGCGAACGAGGTTCAGTAAGTGCAAGCTAACCACCCACAGCGGGACCGTGGTCCTTCGGGATCGGCGAGGCATTCGAAGTGCCGCCCGCTGCTAATCAAAAACAAGTACATTATGGTGGATGCGTCAAACTTTTATATTAGGACTGATTGCACGTGGTCTTATCTATACTATGGCAATAGAGCCTATGATCTTTTTTCAGAACTGAAAAACACTTCTGGTATCGAGATTGTCCGTCCTTATGCAAGTTCAAGCTATTATGCGGTAGATGCTGCCAAAAATGAAGTATACCGGCTTTCGAACCATTGGGGGCGCGTTGCGTCCTGTTTTTGGTTTTTAGACAAAGACCTACCGATTTGGCAGCTACGCCAGCGATTGTATGTAATTGCGAAAGCAAATTTTTCTGATTTTATTCAAAAACCACACCCGGTTGATTATTAACTAAAATTTTCAAAACTCTAAAACTATGGCACACACTAAAGGACGTTGGTCATCGTATGAAGATGCTGTTACCGCTAAAGTAAAGGCAAGGGGGCGTATCGATGTTTCTCAAGTTGATATCTGCCATATGTACGACGACGATGGCATACCGCGCAGCGAGCAGCGGGATAACAAGAAGCTGATCAAAGCTGCGCCGGATATGTATAGGGCTTTGCAAGAGATCATTGATGTAATTGAATCAGGTGACCGTAAGGTAATGCGAATCATTCTGCTGAAAGCGTTGATGTATGCCAAGGCCGGGCTGCGCAAAGCTCCGAAGCGAAAGTAACTAATAGCGGGCCGCACTACAGGTGCAGACATTCGCCATGTCACCCGCTGCGAACTAAAAACTAGTAAGATGAAATCAACGCTTAGATTGAAAGTGTCTATCAAGGTAGGCACGGCAAAGGCGATGGAAAAATGGTATCGCGATTTATTCCATGCCTGTGACAAAAAGAGGATTGATGTCGTCCGGGAGCTGGTAACGATGGAGGAGAACCAGCGGCGGGCCGGTGATTGGAATTGGGGGGCCGAATGTTTCGATGCCGAGTTCATTACGGAGAAAGACGATCTATTGCATCGGGCATTCCTGTTAGTGGAGGCCGCGAAGATGGGCAAGCAATAGCCCATTTTTAATCCCTACCCCCGTACAGCGCGCTGACTTCGGTGTCTACCCTTCGATGCGGGGCGCGCTGGCTAAAACACAACTATATGAGTTACGATCTTAAACTGAAAGACCCGCTAACAGGCGAAACCATCCTGTTAGCGGAGGACCATCACATAACAGGTGGTACATACGCACTTGGTGGAACAAAAGAAGCGTGGATTAATATTACTTATAACTACGGTGGTATTTTTCGTCAGGTGCTTGGAGAAAATGGTATCCGAACGATTTACGGCATGACCGGTGCGGAAGCGCTGCCGCTCTTGGAAAAGGCCATCTATCAGCTAAAGAGTGATATGACGGACAACTACTGGGATGCGACTGAAGGTAATGCCAAGAAAGCGCTGCTAAATGTAGCTGCTTTATCCGCTCTTGCTCCCCAAGGGATATGGAGCGGAGACTAACCGCCTGACGGCGAAATTTTATAACTAAACTTACCCCAATGAACAAGAAAGATGGAAGGCCTTTCTATGAGGCCTGTTATGATGGTATGATGTCAACGGTAATCGAAATAACGGCGGATGATGTAAAATATGAATATCATACGGTGGACAACTATGAGTTTTTTTGGAGCCGAGCCAAAGCGGTGAGAGCATTGCGGGCAAGACTGCGCCGGGAGATTCGTGATCTTAAGTATTGCTTAAAGCATCTTCATTAATTAGTAAACTAAAAACAAGTATATGAAAACATTCGATTGTACAGTAATTTACGCGAGGCCTTCGCATTGGGGAGGCATTGAATCAAAACGCTGGCAATGTCGCATTCATGCAATTGACGAGTCAGCAGCCGAATCAATTGCTCCATTGTTAGTTGCAGATAAGACCTACCTATATACAATAATGGTAGAGGTTGAAGTAACAGTTATTCTCTAAAACGCCACAGTGGACCGCCACGCATGCAGCTCGTGCGCTGCATGGCGTTCGAACCAAATCAGTATATTATGGGTTACGAAACAAGGCTGTACATTGGCCTATTGCATGAGAAGATGCTCGCGACTGATCCGGGTCGGTACGTTAGAAAGTTAGCGATGATCGAAATCGATGCTCCTATTTTCACTGGTACTTTCATTGAAGAAAAGGACAAGGAAGTGCCGGTCTATTTGATTGCCGATGGCGATGCAAACCCGGATGAAATGCTTGCCGATGATAAGTATGGAAGTCAGCTCTATGCGATCAATCCGCAGAAAATTCAGGCGAAGCTATTAATCTTTCAAGGACTGAAAGAATATCCGATGGCCTTTGCAGCTGCGCAATTCCTGCGTTCTCTTATCATGGACTACGCGAAGACGAGATGGGAACTTGTTTGCGTCTTGTATGGACACTGAAAACGCCAAGCGGATGGGCCGCGCGCCGGGATCGTGTCCCGGTGGCGTTCTAACTAAAAACAAGTATATGACTGATCTAAAGTTCGTCGTCCGCTTGGGAGTGATTAACCCCGAAACGGAGGAACTGCAATCCATCGATATTTACATGGATGCGGGTGGTGTAATGGTTGGATTCGACTCTATACCTATCGCCAATGGGGATAGGCTATATTCCCCCTATGATAAAAAGGAGGTAACGCTGGAAGGCCAGGAGGCCATTAAGCAGCCGCGCCGCGAGTCGAATGCAAAGAAATATTCATCACTGCTGAAGAAATTATAGTAATAACATCAAACGTTTCCGGACCGTAACCGGACCACAAGATGAAACACACAATAACGTTGCATCGCGTCACAACGGAAGTAATAGAAGTTGAGATTGAGGCAAAAACAATCAAGGCGGCTATACAAAAGGCAGAGAAAACAGCATTTGCCGAAAACGCTTTTGAAACCAACAAACCGGAAGTCAATAGCATCGACTATTATGTCTGGACAGAGCAGAGGAATCGAATGCCGGAAATACTCATTACCGTTGATGGTGGCATCATCGATGAAATTATATCTACCACGCGCAATATCAAAGTCTCAGTTATTGACGACGATGACGAAGGTCGCTCGCCGGGAGAAAGCAAAATCCCCTATTTCCAAGCGCAACCGGATAGTATCGTTACGTTCGACCATATTAAAGCGATGTTGGAAGAGGCGGAAGACGAGCAACTGAATGAGCAAGATGAAGAATAGAAGCTTTAACCCTGCTTGGAGCTACGGCCCGGATCGATGCCGGGCGGGGTTCTAAAAATGTAGATCATTATGAATACAGTAAAACGAACAGAAAAAGGCTGGGCGGGTCATTTCATATGTTCAAGATGGTGTTTATTTCGCCGCCATACACTCCTGGAATATGGTGATATAGCGATTACCGTTAGCACGGTGGGTAACCATCTTTCATATGATGAGAAAATGCAGGACCTTGGAATTGGACGTTATTTCGAAACGATGGTTTTTCACTCTGAGCCCGTTACGGTGGACAACCATTGGAAAGATGCGGATGTGAGCAAGCAGATTGCCATTCGTTCCAGGAGCACTATCGGTGAGCCGTGGAAGGAACAGGAGGCCAATGATATGCATGAACGAATTGTTCAGGAGTTTGTCGATGACTTGCTGGCCGGGAATCGGTTTGAAATACCTGCCGATGACTACGATGAATAATAAAAATAAACTGTTTGATATGGACCATCGGTGGACCAAAGGAAAATACGCGGCCTACCTCAACAAGGAGTATAGCAAGTGTACTTTGGAGCAAATTCATAGAAAGTTCAGCTATCTCTATGATTCGGTGGCTGGGGAAAATGCGCTTACGAGGGCGTGGGTGGGAGGCAGGGTGGGCAGTTATGTCGCTGATCATGATCCGGAGGCCTTTAACAATTGGTACGAAAAATGGGTTGCACAAAAAAAACGTTAGCGGATCGTAACCGCGTGAAATATGAGAAGTATTAAAGTAGTAGTTACAGTGCTAAAGCTAAACGCTCAAGTAGCCATCGCCCACCAGTATGATATGGAAGGGTCTCAAGAAGTATCATCGAAACGGAAAATTCGGCGAGCTATTTCGCGATATATAGGCAATTATGGAGAGTCCTGTGTGGATGACCGCCAAACAGAGAGTAGCAATGAGGCATGGGCTTTTGCAGAAAAGGCCTATGCTAAATATTTTAATAGTTTTAAACGATAACACATGAAACAAAAACTAATCATCGCCATCGCTTTTTTGTTAGGCCTTGGCGTATTACCCGGTTATCTTATTGCGAAGCGCATCGTCTCTATGCGCGGCAAGAGTGAAGCCGCAGCAAAGCATACTGTCACCGACAACCCGCAGTATAACGAGCAGCTGAAGATATGGGGCGCGTATTGGGGGCCCCGTTCGATTGTTATGTTGGGTGACTCGCATATGTACAAATGTCACTGGGATGAGTTATTAAGCCGGGACAGCATCGCCAACCAGGGCATTGGCAGCGATATAACGGAAGGATATCTGGCCCGTATTGGGTACGTTTTCGATGTGAAGCCCCGGATTTGTTTTATCGAGGGCGGGGGCAATGATATCGAGTATAAGATTGCGCCTGCGGAGATCGTGGCCAATATCCAGCGGATCGTGGATACGTTGAAGCCGAAGGGCATTATCTGCGTGCTAACGACCGTTCCGTATGAGCTGAGCACGTTAGCCGGAGCGCAGCAATACAACGGGGCTATCGACGAGCTGAATGCACGTGTCAGGATGTATGCCTACAAAAACGGGCTGGACTACATCGATCTGAACGGGCTAACGGCACGCGACGGAGCGCTCAACCCGGATGAGGCGCAGAATGACGGCGCACATCTCACCGCAGCCGCGTACGTGAATTGGAAGCTGGCAATGGAAAAGATTTTGAAAAAGTATAAATTGTAACAATGGCTATGGTAATTACCCCATATCAGGGGATAAACGATGACTTTCTGGAACACCGGTTTGCGCGATGCATCAATTTATTTTTCGAAGGCAAACGCGAAGAATCTTTCGATGTCTTTCAACAGATGGATAAAAAAACACACGCTACATTTTTCGTATGCCTGGGCATAGCCATGCAAATGAATAGTGAGAAGATGACCGGCATGTCGGCGGGAGAGGCGAATGAACTTTTTAAATATTATTTGGATAAAATTTAAACGTAAACCGCGTGGTCTGGCCTATCCGGGATCGTAACCTGGACGCGGGCAATCATTCTATAACCAATTTACCCATTATGGCTACTCGAATTTTACCAACGCCAGACGAATTGGAGCAGGCGTTGCTTGCCCATATTTTGTCGCCTCCCGTTATCCGGATTGCCGTTATAGCTGCCACGCTTATGATAACCAATCAGGAGTTCCATAAGATATGGATGAGTCGTCACACAACGAAGCCACACGATTGGTATATGGAAAAAAGGATGGAGGCAGCAGCTAAGCTGCTATTGGAAGGCAATACCATTGACGAAACAGCCCGCATCCTCGGTTATGCGAGTGTGGGCGGATTGCTTGTGCCATTCCGTACGCGATTCGGCAAATCGCCTACGGAATATATTGCTGAACATAGAGAGGCAGAGTCTTTAATTAAGCATCGGGCCAAGGTAGTGGAAATGTCGAAGGTTGTGGCTATTAATGCGCGGCGCATCCGATGCGAAAAAAACTGGACGCAAGCTAAAGTAGCCAAAGCATTGGGCGTAGTCGCTAGCAAGTATACGCTACGAGAAAGTGGGGAAATGCTTTTTAGTCGCGAGCAGATCGAACGGCTTGCTAAAGCCTTGGAGGTAACATCGGCCGACTTGCTGGAAGGTTTCGAAATTAACCAAAACAATAACCTTCAAATTGATTCTATGGCTGAAATGTCACTAGGCGTTGCGATAGGTAAGAACCTACGGCGCATTCGCAAAGAGAAACAACTTACACTTAAAGACCTGGAAGACCTCACCGATATTGAGGCGTACAAACTGGATTATATGGAGGGAGGGGGGCATAAATTTAATAGGGTAATGATCGAGAAGCTGGCGATGGCTCTTGGTGTACCTCCCTCTGATTTGACGGAAGGGGCCGATCCTTCTCGCGATATCGCCCAGTTATACGAGACGTATAAAGGGCTATCTGTGGCTGACATTCGCCTTGTCGAAGATAGTGACCAGGAGGCCGACTTTGACCCAGAGCAGTTAGCAAAAGATACCAGGAAAATGCTCGCGAGCGAAGAGAAAAGGAGTGTCCGACAAGTTATTCGGCCGGTGCCGAAGGAAACGGAGGAGCCCGACCTGGGCGCGGAAGAAGAAACGCCAGCACAGGCCAAAGAAGAGCCGGTAGCGCCTCCAGCGGAAACAGCCAGCCAGCCAACCGACCCCGGATCGGCGGCACAACTGTTAATCGAGTATACCAAGCAAACGCCACACCTTCAGGATATGGTAGAAAAGCTGTACAAGGCACGGCTGACAGATAAGATAACAGACCTGGCGTTATATGTGCAGCGCAAGCTGCTGCCTACGGTGATAGTAGCGTATGTATCCGATGAGGATAACAAAGTCAAGGCCGTTGAACGGGTTCGAACGATGAGCGAGGCGGAGAAGTTTACCTATCTCCAATTTTGCGCACAAGGGTATGACACCTGGAAGGCGGCGTTGTTTCCGGAAGAGGAGCTGTCCCTGGGTGTGCTGATCGCGGCCAACACGGAGGCGGCGCTGGTGGCGGCGTTCGAGCTGGATAAACGCCGCGCCCTGGCCGACCTGCTACTGCCACTTATCAGATCCTCCTCCAGCCCTAGGGGAGTAGATATGGGGCTGCTATCCATGGCGGTAGGAGAGTGGATAGAGGACCTGACCAAGGTACAGCAGGCGATTACGGAATATCTGGAAACAACCAAGTAAACGAATGACTCATGAGTAATTATGATGTACTGAAGGGTGCTATTATAAATATGTTTACCCATTGGACGAATGGAAACAAGAATGCTTGCTACCGGGAATATTTTTCTTTAAATGTTGAGCAGCGGAAGATCATAGAGGAAACGCTAAGAAAAGGCTCCCGAGTATATCCAAGCCGAGCCCAGCGCAAGGATGCGCAGCAAATATTGTCAATGATAAAAAAGAACACTGATAAGGAGGCTCAATTGCTGACACACACGCTAAAGGAGCTTATGCAGTATTGGTTCTTAAGCAGTAGGGAGATATTTTATAGCCACTATCTTGCGTTGGGGGAATTCGAAAAGCGTACAATAATAGAAGCCATTGAGGAGGTATTTGGTACAGATGAAAACGCGGAATTCAGACAGGCGGCGATAGACATACCGAAGTATATCAAGGAGAGGGCTTCGGGATTGTAAACCAAGTAATTTTTAAAAACCAGCAATTGATGGATCAATTAAAAAATGTTAGTAACGAAATTCCAGAGCGTTTCCCCTTTGAAAAGAGGAACTGGAAAGATTTAGATATGGATAAAATGATGGTCGAATATCAAGAAAAAGAACGATTACAGGCTCTCGGTATGTACGCCCATGTGAATTGGCAATGGGTAAGGCCGTTGGCCAAGTGGCTGGGCGAGCGAAGGGTATTAGAGGTTATGGCTGGCGCTGGATGGTTGGCAAAGGCGCTCAGGGAATGCGGCATATCGGTGGTTGCAACCGACGACTTTTCCTGGGGTGAGAAGAAAGGCTGGCAACTACAGACGGAAGTGGAACAGCTAGAGGCATCTGCTGCCATTCTTAAATACGGGGAAGAGTGTGATATTCTTCTTATCTCTTGGCCTTGGATGGATGCTGATGCATACAACGCTCTCACTAAATGGAACGAAGTCCATCCCGATGGATTAATCATCTATATAGGGGAGTATGGAGGAGGATGTACAGCCGATGATGACTTTCACGACCATTTTGAGATGGTGAACGACAGCGGATTCGGAGAAGTGCAGGCTATCTATCGGCATTGGGATGGAATGCACGACCGCATTTACTTGGGAAAGTATTCATCTTTAAACGTTAGCGGATCGTAACCGCGTATAGCTTATGAGATCAATTTTAGTTTTTGCATTCAGCGCTATTCTGGTTGGGTCAGCGAATCTACCCCATCATCTTCAGGCCACTAAGCGGATCGATTGTGTAGCCGACGATACGAGTGCGCGGCACGGTCACGATGTCGAGACAGAAAGTTCGTTAACCATTCTTATTGATCCAGCTGAAAAGCATCTTCGCTTGGCCGATAGCAGCTATAGGATTGATAGTGTCGTCCATCCTGGAAATGACTATTGGGTGTTGTTTACGAAGAAAGATCCAGCCGCGCCAACTAGTAAGGGCGACACGTTGGATTGGCGCTTTGATATCCGAACCGTTCCAACGAATCCGGGACACTTCCAGGTTGTTGTCAGAGGGGCGCACTGGATAATCTTCAATGGCGAAAGCGTGTACAACACAGGTATCCTATATTACTTCGACTGCGTATCGAAAGATTAATCTTAACGTTTCCGGACCGCAACCGGATCAACAATATGCAATATGATAAGATGCTTGTTGGACAAGTAAAAATCTGCAATGATTTGCTGGAAGCAATGGGTCGAAAAGAGCGACTAAAATTAAGCGATGACAAGAAGGGCAAATACGTAGTCATTGGCTATGACCAGCGAGGCAACGAAGTCCAAGCCGTAGGTGGTACAAGGAACGAGATGGAAGCATACCTGGGCGGCTTTACAGCGTGCGCCTCTATGTTTAAGGATGTGCGCTTTTTTCTATCGGAGGAAGATTTAGAGAAAATGGGGTTCACTGAAGTGAGCCAGTATTACGAGCGAATTGCTACTGAAAACGTCCATGATCCAGAGGTGGAGGGCGAGGCGGAAAAATCTTCGGAAAGAGTGCGGGGGCTATTTCAGGCTATGGACCTGGAGCAGCAAAGCGACTGCTTGCTCTATCTGTTCGATAGGGCCGATAAAACATCTGATATAATGTATCGCAGTGCTTTGGCGTGTTGCATTACGCACTTATATTAACATTAAACGTTGCCGATATGCCAGAAGAATCAAAAGAAGAGTTCATTCAAAAGCACATCCAAAATATCTTTTTCATGCGAGCGTTATACGGACATGTTAATGCCTACGCCGGCTCGTTTGCTAACGATGAAAACGCGCTGAAGTTGGAAAATGGAGAACTGGTAAGCCCGTTAAATGTAAAGTTGGGTGTAGAATGGCAGCTGCGATCATTTAAATTTAAAGTTATCGAACATCTTCAGCGCGTTAAAGCACCTTCAGATCTGATAATAGAGCTTTACGATTGGATGTTCAAAGACGATGTTTAACACAGGCAAGCCCTGAGAAACCAATAATCCTAAACCCACGGCAACGGCGTAGGCCGCATAGGAATCGCGATCCTATGCCGTGCGAACTAAAAACAAGGAAACGATGAAACCAAAAAAAGGAAACGACATGAAGCGCGATGTGGCTAAATGGTGGTTTATTGCGTTTATCGCTGCGATTATTGGCACCATAGCAATGGTATTTTTCTTTATCAGCATTCTTAAGGAGCACACGCATTAGTCTTGTCAGCCCCTGCGGGGGCTGACTTTTTTGAAAACACTTAACACTAAATATTTCATCATGGTAAAAAGTAAGACAAGAAAGCCCATCAATCCTCGTTCGGCTGAAGCGCTGGCGCAGAAGGGGCTCACGGTTATCAAGCTGGAAGTATCGTCGGAATCATTGGATAGCTTAGATGGTATCCGCCAGCAGTTGCCGGGATACAAGGAAATGCATCCGCGAAAGTTTTTAAAGACGGTAATAAACGAATTAGGGTCTCATCCTCAAATAGAAGGCATCATCAAGGCACTTCTTGGCGTCAAGTAGTCGCGTAATTAATCACAGTAAACAATAATCATGAAAGCAGAACAGGTAGAAAAGGCAGCAGCCGTCCTGAACGCTCTGGACAATCCCATTCGTAGGCAAATGGTGGATATTTTAATCAAGAACGACACGAGGCCATCCATACTGCGCAAGCAAATAAAGATGAGCCGGGCGCGGATCGATTACCACATCGGTTTCCTTTTTAAAACGAAGGTAGTGTACCGTCGTAAGGGTAGGGGGACCGAACAGAAGGGCGGTGGCCAGATCTCCTTCTATTGTATCAACCAACAACAGATGAGGCGCATCGAGAAGGCCGTCGAGTGGTTAACAAAGGAATAATAGCAAGGCCCGGGTGACCCCTGGGCCTTTTTTGTTTATGCTTCGGCGAATCCATTGAACACATCAGCCTTCAGGATTTCGCTGTTGTAGTCAACCTTCTTTCGGTTATTGGCGCTCCAGGACTCCCGCTGCAAGGCAGCGAAGGGATAACAAATGCGAAATAGTCCACGCCCATCTTGGGCGATATCGATGTGGCCGGCAGGGGATTGGAGAAACGTATCAAAGTAATTCCGATGCATGATATAACAGTGGAGACCGGCGAGTCGATCAGTTTTATAGACCGTTGCCGGCCCTCGAAGGGATTTACGAAACGAGGCGTGTCGGCGTAGCTCTTCAAGCTGGCGATAGTCGCCGGCAGAATAGATGTCGTATTCTGTCGGGATATGTCGCAGAAAGTAATCCCAGGCACCCTTACCTGGAAACCAGACATCGGATTCCATCACGCAGACTTCATCCAGCTCCATCTCTTGGGCTTGCCGGATCACGTTCTTGTGCGACATAGCGATGCAGTCGGCCACGACCTCGCAGCCGGAGGTAATAGCTGGCCAGATGCCGTACTCAGTGATACCCTGGCGCTGGAGCTCGCGCTCGCAGAGGATGAGCTCGGCATCATCGCGACGTAGGTCGTGTATGACGAAGACTCTCATGCCTTTGGTATTACAAAGTACGCCGTCTTCCAACAATTCCCATGGTGATCGGTATGGTCTTCCTGCGGAAAGATATATCCTTCATAGTCCCGGACAAGATCTTCGCAGGCCGGGCATAAGAAACCGTCCTGGTGCCAGTTATCTACGATCAGGATGCCGCCTTTTTGCAAGAGGATATCAATGGCGTATCGCATACATTCATATCGAAAGATACCATCTACAATGACGATGTCATAAGTCAATTCACCGACAAACTCCATCGGCGCTTCGACATATTGTCTCTCTTTCGTTCTATCCCCCTCATTCACTTCCTTCAAGAGCACAAGGCCATTAGATAACTGATGCTCCGCGCACTCTGCCTTAATCTCCATGTAAAACTCCCACTTGGTTTCAATCGTTACGACGATCTCACACTTTTTCCGAAGCCAAGCTGTCGATCTTCCTCCCCCATATTCGACCACTCTCATATTGCTTAAATCCCAACGTTCCAATACTTGTAGAAACGGATGGGTCAGCCACGGATAACAAAGACCGTTTGATGGGTCTATCTTCTGCCAATCGACAAGTTCTTTATTCATGAAAGGGCAATATATTTATTATAATACTCCGCCATCCATTCCAGGTCGTCGCCAGGATACATTGTTTTGAAGAGCTTCACGATCTTATCAAAGTTTTCCGGCAGATAGCCCGGACGCGGCAGATGCGCATCGATGATATCGGTTGGGATCGGGGCGGGCCAGCCATCGCGATCCGCGCGGAGGGTCGCGAATTGTGTACCCGGCTTGGCTCTATTATGGAATAAGATCGGCGCAGCTTCGTCACCATTCATGGCATACTCAATAATCCTGTTGTGCGCCTCCTCCTGATCTTTGCTCCAGTAGTTGCCACGGAAGTTATCGGCTTCGATGCCCTTTAACAGATCGTCAACGCACTGCTGAACAGTGCGGCCTTCTATCTTCATCGCGCTGCGCCACTCCCTCGCTGAGGCGATGATGTAGCACATCGGCAGTTGACCATCCGGCACAAGATCGTGACCGATAACATGAAATACTTTATCGTTATGTGACAAGTCGCGAAAGATGGGCGAGAAGACGCACATATCGGCATCGCTCGTAACGAGAATTTCGTTGTCTGGGATGAACTTGAGCGCAGCGCCATAAAGCCTGGAGCACTGGGCGTATGTAGCAGCCTTGGGTCTCGGCGCCTCGATGTATACGCGGGGGCTATCGTCCAAGTATCTGGATACAAGTTCCATCTTTTCCAGATGGAGGACATCCGGCATCGTCCAGAAGATAACGCAGCTGACACCCAGCTTCTTCCAGCTGTGCACGGCGAAAGGCAAATTGAATAAGTAAAGATCCGTAGGAGTGCAAGACAATATTGCCGTCATAAGGAAAGTTTCGTTTTTCTTACCATTGGTAACCCGGTAATATGATTCCAAATAATCCCTTTATGGATGGAGGAAATTGTCCAAGCTTTGTCGGAGATTTTATAGTAGCCTTCGTATCCTTCAATATCCTTCCATATTTCTTCGGCTTCAGGCGTCACACTCAAGATCGCTGTCATCATCGGATTGATTATTGGTTATAGTCTTAATTGACTTCTTCAACTTGGCCAGAGCCATCAATGCGCCAACCATATTTCTTAAGGCCGTAGTATCCGGCGCATGTTTGGTATCAACAAGCGTATACCGAATCTCGTCGTTGGTTTCCTCTACACGAATTACAAACTCATTTGGCTGAAGAATCACCACGGCCATAGTATCGTTTTTGCTGTTTTAACTGCTCCACCTGCTTATTTAGCTGGGACCACTTATATCTCAACTCTACCAGTTCTTTCTTAAGCGAGTTTATTTGTTCAAAATGATACCCGCCATTGCAAGCCGATGCAAAAACAAAATCGAACGCATCCAAATATGCGCCACACCCATCGCATTGGATGGCGCGTTCGTGTTCGTCTACAGTGACGTGATCGTGCTCGCACCTTCTTTCTTTGCGCTTCGGGCTTAACAGAAGGCCATCTTTTGGCCGATCTTTTAGTGAGATAACTTTGCTTTCAGAGTCCATTTATAAAGAAGAGACATTTTCTTGGATCATATCCACCGCCATAGTACGCTACATAGTCAGGCTCATCGATGGCGAGATGGCAGTTATACATAGCCAAAGAGAGGCATGACTGATCCTGTCGGTGGTGCAGGAATCTTCCATCTTGAGATTCGCCGTTATGCGTACGGGCGCCTTTGTTTAGTCCCTGATCCATGTAGGCCTTCCACTGGAGGTACAGTTTGCGGGCGTCCGGGTTATTAAAGTTAAGACCCACGATCCCGGAGGCATATTCCGGGAAGGCCTCGATATCATCGCGCTCGATTCCCAATGCAGCAAGGGCCGCATCGTTGATCGTTTGTGCGAGGTTGTAACCGGACCTAAACATAAAAAATCCTTTTTGATTTACCAAATCAAAAACCTGCATTGGGTTTCGGATGGCCCAAAATGATGCATCCAAGTAGATAATTTGAGTATATCCTCTCCACAACGCCCATTCAAACGCCCCTATTTTAAAGTAGTACGGACTTTCATTATGTGACATGCATCCTGGGGGGTATGTGTCCCGCCAAAAAATCATATCTCCCGGAAAGCCATGGAAGATGAGAGATTTCTCAAGGCGATCGATACCTGATGGATACCATGCCCCGATCCCCACTCCAATTATACATGGTTTATTGTTTCTGTTTATTTCCATCCGTGATTTTTTTATATGATTGTCCTCTTTTAATAAGGCCAATAACTGTATGAGAAACATTAAACCGCTTAGCGATCGAACGATGGGTGCCTGTCATCAATATTGTATTTTACGTAATAATAAAGTTGCGCGGGGATATGGACCTCGCTTTTGAGTAGCGGCTTGATCGCCCGCGCAAAGGCGTGATCTTCGCCAAAAGAGATGGGAGGAATAGTTGCCTGCCGGCAGATCGAAGTGAGGATGGGCGTTTTAAAGAAGGGGGTTCGAACATAGTCGAAGCCGTCCTGGTTGTTGCCCCAATCGGCATACTTCAGACTGAAGTTAGATCGTTGTTCAGCGCCATCGATCAGGCAGCGCTCTTCGAAGGTGATGCAATGAGAGCCCGTTCCAGCGGCTGTACAGATGGCCCGGAGAGAAGTGTTAGCAACATCGTCGTCGTCGTCGATCTGCCAGCTGTAGAGCCCGGAGGCTCTCCTGTACAGCTCGGCGCGCTTTTCGCCGATGGACACTTCGCGGTTATCGGATAGAAAGATGATCTCGATCTTTTCCTCCAGCCCGTCCAGGTCGATCAACCGATGAAGGTAGTCAACCAGTCGCTCCAGCTTCTGCCGTCTTTCCCTGATCGTCGGGATAAGAATGCTTAACAAAGGTATATTGTCCGTTGTCATCTAAAAAGAATTTGTTATTGGCACGATAATGGTAAAGCTTTTCATCGTGATCCCACATGCCCTGTTGGCGCGTGTACTGCTCATCCCAGGGAACATGTCCATAGGCTGGGTGGAAATGATCGAAGAGCTGCGTGCCCAGGTAGAAGTAGCGGCCGCGCAGCTTGGCCGCCTCTTGGGCCTCGTTATCGCAGAAGACCGACCAATACTCCGGATAATAGATGAACCTATCCCGCTCGAAGTAGGCGCGATCCATCACTGACATAGTGGAAAGCATGTTTCTCGCGGTGGAGTCGGGATAATGCAGGAAGACGTCTGGCCCGTTGCAGCGGACGCCTTCCCGTATTAAGTGATCCCAGCCGTAGACAGTGAAGCGCATGTCGTCGGAGAAGTTGACCAGGATATCCCAATTGACCAATGGGATATCGCGGTTGATCGCATCGATCTTCGATTTGGAATATCCATAAGCTAATTGGAAATGAGGGATTCGTTCCACTTTATCGCGTAGAATATGGTCATACTCTTCAAAAAGGGGATCGTCCAGATCAATACAGAAGGACAAGAGAAGATCCGTGGGACTATTGGCCAATTGTAAAATACTATCAAGCCCTTCGGCGAAGCGTTTTGGCCTCGATCGGCTCGCGTACTTAACCAGGATGCGCGGCTCCATTACATGGTGATTTCAAACTTGCTCTTGTGATTTTCCTGCGGTATATCCAATGAAGGCGGGGCCGGATCGGGCAGCACTTCGTCGGCGACGGGTTTGCGAGGCACGAGCGACGCTATCTCTGCCGGACGAAAGCCTTTCAGAAAATTGGCGATCTTTCCAGCGTGGTGCAGCAGTTCATCCAAGGGGATAGACTTGCCGGCATGCAGCGAAATGGCGGTGGCCAGCGCCTCTCTGTAAATGAATTCGTTATCATCGGATGTAATCGGTTCGTTGAAAAAGGATTCATCGACCTTTAGCTTGGCCGAAGTTCTTTTTCGAGTGCCGGCTTTTTTCTTGGCAGGCTTTCTGCTGCCTTTAATTCCTCTTGGCATTTTTATTGATTATAGTGGTTATACAATAGCCCATACATCACCCTGCTCGCGCGGGGTAGGGCCGTTTAGAATTTTATATTTCACTCCATCGAATTCCTTCTCTACTCCCGCGTTTCGCGGGTACAAAATCTTCTCCCCAATTTTTAACAGCGGTTCGACATCTTTGGCTACCAGGATGACTGTGCCCTCCTCCAGAGAGGACTGCACAGATTCAGGGATGATAATGCCTCTGATGTTTTTTTCCTTTAACGGGTCTGGCTGAACGACGATCTTGCAACCCAATGGCTGGATGTTCATAGCATATTAACGCGCTGGCGCTTTAGGTTCAGTATGTAATTGTTTATAAGAATACATTTGCGATAGATGCGCAGATCGACATCGAGCGCTGCTGCTTGATCGTAGATGCGTTTGCCTTCTTTCTTCCGTCGCTCATACTTCTCTTTTCCCATATCGTTATACGAATGATATTTGGCCAGCAGGTTGTTGAATTCTCGCAAATCCATCTGAACGTAGCGAAGAATATCGCTGACGCGGTGACCGCAGCCGATGGCGATGCCGATAAAAATCATTCGGGCGCCGCTCTTCAACCTTCGATCGAGGTAGTCGATGCCCGTCTCTAAGAACTTCCCATCTGGATTGATGACAAAGTTGGCGCGTACGGCTTGTTCAATATCGGGAAGGGAGGCTTTCATCTGAGCGAGGCAACTTTGCTGGCGAGCGGCTGAAGATTAGCTGTTCCCGCGCCTGGGCCCGCAGTCGTGTCCCGCTTGCTTACGATTCTATTCATCATATCGGGAGAGGAATTAAGTCCCGCTACAGGACCCTTGTCCAAGTTTCCCAAACGGGAAAGCAGCGCGTGTGTTTCCGGGTCACTGCTTCCCATATCATAAAAAGTTTGTATTCGCTTTTCCGGGGATAATCCGATGACATCCCTCCGCTGATTAAACGCCATGGCGTGGGTTATCATCTTCTGAGCGGTCGCGTCGCCTAATGCATAGCGGAGATAAGAAAGACCGCCTCGAAGATCGGGATCTTTCAAATCGGTGAGGCGTTTGCCGACGAGTCCGGTTAGTACGTCACGGACGTACAAACTTTTTTCGGGAGACAGGTTGCGATTGGGGGGATCGCCGCCGCCACCCAGTAGGGAAGCGAGGGGAGAGGTAGCAACCATATGAAGAATGTGTGAAACAAAAGTAAGTATAAAAATTTATATGCATTGTATAAATTTTTATATTCGCAAAGTAATCATGAAAAATATTCCCACTGCGCCGATCAACGTCGTCTACGTTAAAATCCAAAAGAAAGTGTACGATTCCGTTCGCTTTCCATCCGGCACCATAATATATAAGGATACTTCTTTCCATCCGGAAGAGTCCAGCATGTGCGAGGCGACGGTTGTCAGCGTGTGTCCTTTGATTCAGGACCGGTTCGACTATGCCGGCATGCGCGCCGATATGCTTCAACCAGGGGATACGATCCTGATCCGGTACGATGTGGTGTTTCATTATTCCCACCAACCCGAACGCGATACGCCGATCTGGAAGAACATTATAGTATGGAATGGGGAGGAGTACTGGCGGGTGGATATCCAGCAGATTTTTGGCATCCTGCGAAAGGGGTATGTTGAAATGATCAACGGGTATGTCATGTGCGACCCCTGCACCATTCGGGCTGACTTTGGTTCCTTTGGCGTTCCCAGGGGTTTCGAATACAAGTTGTCCAATGAGCTCTATAAGATTCGGTATGTCGGCGAGCCGCTGCCGCAGGAACCCAAGCTGGAGGTTACAGCCGGCGACATCATTCATATTCGGCCGGGGCTCGCCCAGAACTATCAAACCGACTGGGGTGACTTCTCCATTATAAAACAATCCCACATTCTCGCACGCGAGCAAAACATCGCATAATCTGCTTTTTTTCCCCCTGCTTTCCAATGCATCCGTATAATTTCATATATGGACTTGCAGACGGCGTACAACTACCTCAATTTCGAGGTGAACAAAGTTTTCCTAACCTACTATAGTCCTGGCGAATTCGACCTGATCGTTGATCGGGCGCAAATGAGCTTGTTCAACGATTACTACGATGAGTTTGGGGCAAGTCAACGGCTGAACGATGCGTTGGCGCCGTTCAAGAATTCTTTTCAGTTTACCCAGAGCACTAGTCCCGGAGGGCTGATCAGCGTGCCGGATGATTACCAACATCAGTTATCCGTGTATACGATTGTGCAGAATTCAATTACTGGCTTGCCGCAAAACAGGCCAGTACCGATATTAAATGAGGATGAAAAGGTAGCCAGAGACAATAGCCAAATTTATCCACCCACCACGACTGATCCGTACGGGATGATCGTCAAAGACTGGAATGTACAACTGTTCCCGGCCGTTCCCCAGGCCGGGGTCATCTATTATCTGAGCAGGCCACCCGCCCCGAAGTTTGTTTATACGATCGTCAGCGGCAGAGTCCCGCTATACGATCCTGTTAATAGCGTACAGTTGGCATGGGCAGATAAAGATATTGCGTCCATCTTGGTGAAGGCCCTTAGTATGATCGGTATCAACTCGCGCGAACAGGATGTCATTCAGTATGCTGAGACAAAGAGCCAGGAGAATTTGGGTAGGAGTCCTGATAAATTATAGGTATGGCAACAACTAAAATGAGGCTCGCAGAAGAAATTCTGCTCTTGCTTTCGGGTGGTCGTATAGGTGTTGCTACCAAATACCATATCCGGGAGATTGTTTTAAGCGTCTGCCAGGTAGCTAACCAGGTGCTCAAGATGGAGTATTTCGGTAACCTGACGCCGTTGCAGGAGTTCATACCCAATGGGGCGATGATTGCGACGTACGAAAACAACCTGGTGGTGCCCTGGAGCAATACCAGTAAGACGACTCTGCCGGCGATGGCGATCCGTCTGCCCAGGAATTTGGGAGTTTACCAGATCTTCAGCCAACAGGATTATTTCAGCGAGTTTATCCCGCTGGAGCTGGGACAGGCCTCGATTATCCGTTCCCAGGGACTGGTGTCCAATCTGAGTGGTTTCATCGGATATGAAGTCAGCGGCCTCGATGTCATCTTCACCCAGGATTTGACCCAACCCAATGTGAATACGTACGTAACCATCCGGCTGGTGATCTTGGATTTCACCCAGTATTCTGATTACGATCCTCTGCCGCTGCCGCCAGAATATGAATGGCAGATCAAGCAGGAGGTCTATAAGCTGTACATGAACGAACAGATACCCGATAAGCTGGTCGATCCGGGAGTGAAGGAAGGTAAAACGCCGCTGGCGCAACAGCAACAAGCATGACCTATACCAGTCTCGATACAATCACTCGTTCCGTTCTTCTGCAAAAAGGATTGCCGCTGCATTGGTACGTCCAGTTTCTGAAGTACGCCGGTGATGCGGTGCGAGAGCTGTCCTTTGATTCCATGCGGGCGATCAGCACGGTGACGTTGCCGATCGATCAACGAGATTTTGCGGCCAACCTTCCCTGCGACTATATTGATTGGATAAAGGTAGGAGTGCCGCAGGGACAATTCGTGCAGCCACTGTGGCAACGACAAACGATCAATCGATTGACCAACTATACCAGCACAGGCCAACCGACCAGCTATGGCGATGCGCAGACGGTAAATATGGATTTCCCCTTCTGGCCCGGTTACTGGATGTTTCAGAATATCGATGATTTAGGCGAAAACGTGGGGCGACTGTATGGGTACAACACGGCGTTCAGCAATAACTTTTTCAAGGTGATCCCTGAACGAGGACAGATTCAATTCGCCGAGACGCTGGCCAACAATACGTGCGTACTGGAGTACATCAGCAGCGGTCAAGCGGTCAGCAACGCAACAAAGATTGATTTGCAGGCACAAGAAGTGATCGAGGCGCGCATGGACTGGAAGTACAAGCTACATGCCGGCCGGAAGTTCAGCCAAGGCGAAATCGAAGCGGCCTTTGGCCATTATAAGATTGAATTGCGAAGATATCGAGCGCGAAAAGATGATATCACTTGTTGGGATATCAGGCAAGCCATTTACAAATCGTACATGGGTTCCCCAAAAACGTAGATTATGCTCAGCCCCATTGAAGCAATAGAGCGGGCCGGCAACAGCTCATCTGATGCAAAAATAGACAAGGCCGTTGTATTATATATTCACGTTGAAGGCGTAAACTACAAGTGTATCGAGTGCGCGTTCTGGAAGAATAAAAAATGCGCCCTGTATGGACCATCGGTCGCCATTAAAGAATACGGTGGCTGCAATTTATGGCTCGAAAAAAAAGATGAGCGCGAGCTGCCGTGGATCGGTTCACTTACAAAGAAGGAAACAGGGTACATGGAAAATGAAGATGGGTTTTCATGTAAGCGATGCGATGAATTTATTCCGTCAGAGAACAACTGCAAAAAGGTGAATAGAATGTCCGAGGGCGATGATAGCGGCAAAATATCAAAAGATGGATGTTGCAACCGGTGGGAGAAAAAATAAAAAGCCCCGAGTAGAAACCCAGGGCAACAGATGATTATATTATGTACATGTTAAATATAGCTATTTTTTGCAAATCGAAAAAAAATATTGGATCGACATGCTGGACGCCGATAGCGCTGACTTTCGCGTGCAGCAGAATGCATACATCAATATGCAGGATCTTCGATTTGGCCCCACCAGTGACAAAGGCTTTTCCGAACAGCTGGAGGCGGTGGGGGGAACCCTACTCAAGGCGAATGCCAATCTGCCGGCAGGACAAAACTATTGCGTTGGCTATGCGACGGATTACCCCAATCGGCGAGTCGTATTGTTTAATTGGAATGCCAATGGTAACCATGGTATTTATTGCTACGATTATGTGCAGGACCGAATCGATCCCGTCTTGCTGACAGCCGATGTTCCAGAAGGGTTGAACTTTGATAAGAACCATCTGATCCACTCAGCGAGGGTGGAAAATGGTTGCGTGTATTGGACCGACAATTTTAATGAACCTAGACGAATCAATATTACTGCTGGCCTGGAAATGTACTATACGAATGCGACGCTGCCGGCCTCTTATATCCTTACGCCGAATTTTCTGCCGAAGGATAACAGCGATCTGTTGAACCTGCATCCGGCTGGCATGACTTGTTTTACGTTCTATTATCCGACCAACCCGGTGTTGGCTTATACGGTATTTCCGGGGATGAGCTTTTCGATTAAGGCGGTTGGCACCGATGGACACATCGTCGGGCCGGACCCCATCATCATGGCGTGGGGAAATGTTCCAACCGAAGGGGTTGCGCAAGTGATCGTCGATGGGTTAGTGTTTTACTTGCTGGGACGAGGCGTTCGCAATACAGACTGGGACGCCGAGGTTGGCAACGGTTTCGTTTCCGTATATCTGCGCAATAGTTGGGATTTTGGCACAGGCGATGGCACCTGGGGAACCACGGCGAGTCTGGATCTTTACTTAGGATATTATTTGCATGCGGATGGTTCGCTGCCGAACCCATACGTTTCGCCGGTATCGGAGAATATCATTTCTTGGATCAGGCGACAACCGGCGCTTCCTCCCACTTTTACGAAAATGACGCAGACGGTGCCGGCGCTCAGCAGCAACCTCGTCGCTCAGGATGCGGTACAATTTTGTTATCGGTACATCTATCATGATGGCGAGCTATCGACTTTGTCACCGGATAGCTTGCTGGCAAATTTCAACGCCGATCAGGATACGTTTAACCGAATAGATGTCCAGATTCCGCTGGGCGAGGCTATTGCTCAGGATGTTCTTCAGATCGATCTTGTTGTCCGATATTTTGTCAGCGGTATCTTCTTTGTCATTCATTCCTGGCGGAAGGGATCGACAAGCGATGTGATTGCTATCGATGCCCATAATGCGGGAACTACGCCGCTAAGCTATAGCTTCTATAATGATGTTGCGGGCATTGCTTTGGACGCCGCCTATTCGGTGAAGCCTTTCGATAGCGTTCCGCTGCTGGCGCAGACCATAGAATCGGCCAAACAGCGGGCCTTTATGGGTAATTATACAATCGGCTACGACTCGCCCACAATCAGCTCTTTAGCACTAACAACCGCCGCGATCGTCCTAAACACGGGCTCCGCGACGACTGTCAGCGGTGAATGGTATCTCTTGAAATGGAAAGATCCTTTCTTCGTTCCTGGGAGCAGCTATGTCGTTGTGACGTTCCATAGGGTATTAGGAACGGAATCGTTTGGAGCTCAATACATCTATACCTATTCGTCGCCCGTGCCGCCATTTCCGAGTTTTATCAATGCATCGACATTAACTTTCCGGGGAAATTCCGCTTTTACAGCTGCCGCCGCTATCCAGGGAGGTGCCGTTATTCTACCCTCCTTGACGGATCAGGCGGCAGCTGTTTTGATTAATACGGGAACGGTTATCGGAACCGGCACCGTGCTGGCTACGGTATTTAAATCCTACGCCAGTTATCAACTGGGTGTCCGCTTTATTGATCGTTATGGGAGAGTTTGCGGCGAGGTCACGAGTCCGGCCTACACGGTGAACACGCCGGACGTGTTTGCGGGCGGCACCGTAAACTATAACTATGTCAACGGAATTGCCTGGACATTGAGTAACAACGCAGCGGCAATGGAAATCCCCGATTGGGCATGGTACTATAGCGTGGATATCACGCTTTGTCTTCGCACTCGTTTTTTCGTTCAGGGGGTAGGATTGGTTATTTATGCGGCCCGGGATAGCAGCAATAATTATACGTTTACGACGACAGTCTACTCCAGCAGCCTTGCCGGGGTTGCCATCGATATCTCCGGACTACAAAGCTATGCGCAAGGCTATATTTTTAGCCAGGGGGATTCTGTTCGTTTGTTCATAAACTTCGCCTATTACAACTTGGCGGTCATCGGCCAGTCGGGGCAATATATAATTTGTCAACTGACGGATGTAGGAAGTCTCTCCGCCATCTCAGGCCATTATGAAATCTTCACGCCCTACCAGCGGCAAAATAACGAACCGTTTTACGAGGAAGCCGAGATCTTTCCTGTCTCCAGCCCAGGACAAGCGGATAGGCAATATTCAACGCTTTCCGGCAACATCGGCGGCGATGTCTATGTGTTTAGCCGTGGGGGCTACCTCACCGAGGGAATGAACATTACCGACAAGCACTATACTAATTGGTTTACCAACGCCGGCCGTCCGAACTTCATCGATTACATTGGCCAAGTCACTCACAGATCGACGATTGCCTGGAGCAATACGTTCATTGCTGGTGCGCAGAATAATGGGCTGTCCACCTTTGATGCGCTCGATACGCAGGATATCTCCCCAGATTTTGGCCCTATACAGAAGCTCCAGTTGGCCAGCAAGGTAAGCAAGGTGGGGACAGTTATGCTGGCCATCTGCTCGGGACCAACGACAGCGTCCATATACTTGGGAGAGAACACGCTGATTTCGCAGACTGGAGATAGCGTCATCGCCCAAGCGAACACGGTTATCGGCAGCATCCATGAATTGAAGGGGGGATTTGGCACGCTCAATCCAGAAAGCGTTGTGGAATTCCGAGGGAATATCTACTGGTTCGATGTACAGAACGGCATGATCATTCAATATGCTGATAACGGCTTGTTCCCTGTCAGCAATTATAAGCTAAGTCGGTACTGGAAGCTGTACTCGGATACCTATAAGATGCTAAGTCAAGCGGCGATCGAGGCGTTGGGAAACCGGCCGTTCGTTTTCGGCGGAGTAGATCCTCATCATGGGGAAATCTTGTTCAGTGTTCCGAAAGTATTGGCGAGTCCGCCCAATGGATTCTTGCCGGACTATCCTTCTATTCCCTACCCCTTTGATATCTGGGATGGACAGGGCAAGACGCTAGTGTATAAGCTATATACCGATCCCAATCACTGGCAAGGAGCCTACAGCTTCTCGCCCGATTATCTGTTCTCTTTGGAGAACAACTTGTTTAGCCTGAAGAATGGCCAGCTGTACCTGCATAACCAGACGAACTATAGTAATTATTATGGTACGCAGGTAAATCCTGCCGTCATGGGTGTGGCCAATCAGCAGCCGACGAAGCCGAAGGTATGGAATAACTTTTCTGCGGAAGCAGATGTATGTCCGTCGTTGGTCTACTTCATGAGTTTGTATCCCAACGCGCAGGCCAGCGATTTGCTGGCTACGGACCTCACTGCACTGGAAGGCATTTTTTATGCGCCACTGTATCGCAACAAGTTTGATCCGGCCTTCAATAACCCGCCGCTGGCGCTGACGGCCGGCGAAAAAATGCGGACGACTGCGTTGTATTACATGGCGCAGTGGACGGGCGGTACGCTCGCGCAAGTGAAGTTTCTGAATTTAGGTTACGTCCTCAGTGTAGGGCAAAAAGTATAAATATGGACCCATTATCTCTTGCGAGCCTTGGCATAGGTGGTCTTGGCGCCATCGGAGGGATTATCAATTCCTTTACCAGTGGCAACAAACTGAAGAAGCTCTATAGCCAGGAGCCGCAGTACCAGGTGTCGCCGTATGCGAGCCAGCGGCTGAGTATGGCGCAGAACCTACTTAATGCCCGGATGCCCGGTGCGACGTCGATGGAAAGAAACATCTATGGCAACCAGGCCAACCAACTGGCCAACGTCAATCGCAATGCGACGGATTCTTCGCAGGCCTTGGCGCTCGGATCAGCGGCTCAGGGCCAGACGAACCAGGCTTTTCAGAACTTAGGGACACAGGAGCAGCAAGACTACTATAACAGGCTTCAAAATCTGAGCGGGGCGCAACAGGGAATGATTCAAGAGGGAGACAAGGTTTATCAAGATCAGGTGCGTCGCTTCCAGGATTTGGCCGGCATCACTGGCGCGAACATGCAGAACCGGGCCGGCGCGTTTAACAGCATAGCGAACTTGGGTTTCGGCGGAGCCAACGCGCTTAGCTTTTTGAATATGGGGAAGAGCAATCAAAATCCCAATACGTCCATGTTTGGCGCGATGAACGGAGGGGCAAACGGTTATGCTGCTGGAGCGACCGGCAACAATCAAGGTTATTTAAACCCCAATCCCACGTCCGGCGGGGTGCAGAGCCCTTGGGCCAACCCTTCGGCATGGACGCCTAATTTTTAAAATATGGCATTATCAGCTGGCGAATTTGTGTTGCCCTCTTTTGGAGGTGATCCCAGTCAGGGGCTAAGCAATCTGACCAATCGGCTATATATGCGCCAGATGGGCCAGCAGCGCCTGGCGTTGCAGCAAGAGGCGAAGCGGCAGCAGTCGGGGCAGTTCCTGGAGCGCTTTCTCGACCCAAAGCAGTATTTATCAGGTACAGCCTATGATCCGATGATCGTCTCCAGTATCAATGAAGCTCTCCAGAAAGGAGCACAAATGGCTGAGCAGGGTGCGGATATCCCAACGATGCTGATGGGGCTTGGACAGTATACTTCCCGGATCAATGATTACAGCAACAAGGCGAAGCTGATAAATAAGCAAGTAGATGATGCCATCGCTAAGATACGTGAAACATCACCGAAGGGGTTTGACTTTGCAGCGGTAAAGGATCTTGCCTTAAAGAAGGCTTTTCATAAAATTGATCCTAAGACCGGTCAGGATACGGGCTTACAAGAGGATATATCTAAAGTAGATCCTAATCAGAATTATGCGTTGCAGACGATCGCTGATCACCCCGATCTCGTGACTAACGATGATGCTATAGATGATTTCGCCAAACAAAGTGAACGAGTTAAAACTTTGGTGGATAAACAACGGTATACCGGAACAGGGACATTGAATAGAGAGAAGTTGGTCATGTCCGGGCAAAATTGGCTGGAGCCTGACTACGATGAGAAGACAGGGAAGATAAAAGAGCTCGTACCAAGGTATGAGCACGCAACAGATGGGGGCGCCCCAATATTGCACACGTTTACTGATGCCAAAGGGAATGAGACTGAGGCACCAGTGCGCTTGCTGGAT